ATGGGCTTATTTGATACTTTCAAGAAACTGTTCCATCATCCCATCGACAACACATCGGCAGCAGAGCAGACTCTTCCTCCAGGCAACGATAGTCCTGTGAAGATTACATTTTCACGCGAACCCCCTGCGGACAGTCCATCGCCAGATATAGTCCCCCTCAGTCTACGTCTGAAAAAAGCTGTTCCCACAAAGAGAGGCTTGTATCCGCATGAAATCCTGATGCTTGATTATGCCCATACTTACTCTACAGACTTATCGCATCAGCATTTCCAGGGGTTCTGGTATTATGAGTATTCCGTAGAACATCCCGGAGATGTATTGAAGTCACTGGAAAAAAGAGGTTTTATCCAGCCCGGTAACCTGCGTTCTGCCATCCAGAATCAGACAGTCCCGGTAATAAAAAATGAATTGAGGGCAATCGGTCAAAAAGTAAGCGGCAAGAAGGCTGATCTGATTGACCGTCTGTTAAGCAATACTTCTCCCGAAGAGCTGGAAAAGAAATTTCCTGTACGCTTTTACGAACTGACTGAGTCCGGAACGCAGGAGCTTACGGAGAACCAATATGTCCCCTATCTCCATCGCCACAAGTATATGTCCATCTGGGAAATGAACGACCGGCTGAACCATAAGAATCCGCATCACTTTGGCTACCGTGACCTTATCTGGCAATTCTTCAATGAGGAATCCCTTAAGCATATTAATGAAGGCGAGATGGGACTTTACCGCTGTACCCGGCTCGATATGTATGAATTTCTCTTCGAAGAAAAGAAATTCGAACAGGCATTCAACTTGTTATGTGAAGTAATCGCCTATGATCTGAGTGGTATGGACAACAGCGAGTTCAGTGACATCGATGAAAAATTCCGCTTACAGCTCATACTCAAATATGATTTTCCTTACAGCCAATCAAATGCAAAGCTACCGCCAGCCATAAAGCAATGGATGGCCAATCTCCAAGGGCGATTGGAATTATCCGATGACGCTTTGCGTGAACGATTGTTACAGCAGTTCGAATCCATCAGTTTGTATCGGCGCATCTTCACCAATGCAGAATGTGTCGATATCGTAATGGCTGAACTCATTGATGACGCGGATATTCTGGATACCATTTATCACAAAGCGGAAGCCAGACTGCGCGCCCAGTTAAAAGCAATATAAAAAAGTCAGGGCAGCTGCCATTCAGTTGGAAAACTGCCCTGACTTTTTATGCTCTGATTTCCGTCCCGTCCTTGAAGGTCACCCGAATATCGTCTTTGTTGTATACCGTGATGAAGTCCACCAGGCTGCCCCACAGCCTGGCATCGAACTCCTTGATGAGTTCCTGCTCTCGAAGCTCCTGGATGAAGTTGTCCATCTGACGGCTCCGGGCCTTGCGATACTGGATGGCATCACAGGTCTTGTCGTACTGCGTCTTCGCCGCTTCATACCGGCTGACCAGTTCGTTGTAGTTTCGGTCATAATCATCCTGGTTCTGCGCGACCCTGGCGTTCTCGGCTATGAGCTGCTGTACCTTGTCGGCCAGCAGGTTCAAATCTGTGCTGAGCCTGTCCCGCTCCTCTTCCAAGGCTTCTGTGTCAGTGAGCCGTTCCTTCAGCAGTGTGATGCTGTCAAGTACGTCCGCTTTGTTTTCGATGAGCTGATTGGCGGCCCGGACGAAGGCTTCCTTGATATCATCCTCTGTCAGATGTGGTGTCTTGCAATGGCTCTTGAACTTATCGTTGCATCGGTAGATGGTCCTGCGGTACTTGTCAGTCGAATGCCACACCTTGGCCCCGTACCAGCCTCCGCACTGGCCGCACTTGATTTTGCTGGAGAAGATGGATACGCCGCTGTAACGTCCCCTGCCTTCACGCCGCTGCTTGATTTCTTCCTGCACCCAGTCGAAGACCTGCGGGCTGATGATGGCTTCGTGGTTATTTTCCACATAGTACTGCGGCACTTCCCCTTCATTCGCTTTCGTTTCTTTGGTCAGGAAGTTGACGGTGAACCGCTTCTGCAGCAGGGCATCGCCCTTGTATTTCTCATTCGTCAGGATGCTCTCTACCGTCCGCGGATACCAGCGTTTCTTTTTCGCCGGGGTTTCCAGCCCTCTGGCAGTCAGCTCCCTGGCAATGGAGTGGAAGGTATACCCGTCCAGGAACAAACGGTAAATCAGTTTCACCGTCCTGGCCTGTTCCTTGTTGACGGCCAGATTCCCGTCAGGCCCTTTGTCATAGCCGAGAAAATGCCTGTAGGGAACACTCACCTTGCCATCAGCGAACCGCTTCCGATGGCCCCAGGTGACGTTTTCCGAGATGCTCCGGCTTTCTTCCTGTGCCAGGCTGCTCATGATGGTGATGAGCAGTTCTCCTTTAGCGTCCAGCGTCCAGATGTTTTCCTTCTCGAAATAAATCTCGATGCCCTTATCTTTGAGTTTCCGCACTGTGGTCAGACTGTCGACGGTGTTTCTGGCAAAGCGGCTGACCGACTTCGTAACGATGAGGTCGATTTTCCCATCCATGGCATCCCTGACCATCCGCTTGAAGCCATCGCGGTGACGCGTGTTAGTAGCCGAGATGCCTTCATCGGTGTAGATGCCGACAAATTCCCAGTCATCCCGTTCCCTGATATAGTTCGTATAATAATCGACCTGTGCTTCATAGCTGCTGATCTGGTCATCATGGTCCGTGGAAACCCGGGCATAGCCAGCTACTCTCCGCTTCTTCCGGCTGTTGATTGGGGCCGCCGTATAACGGCTGATGGTGGCCGGGATGGCCCTTACTGTCTTTGCCACTTTTCTCTACTCTCCTTTCTCCGTGCCTTGGGACGCCGCTTGGATGGCGTAGGCGTATAAGAAATCTCTTCTGTTCTCCCACTCTTGAAATGGACAGTCAGGCAGTCTGGCTTTCCGGCTTCGATAAATTCCACTTTCTCCCGGAATCTATCCTCATCAAAGTTCTCTAACCCCATGGCCTCTGCGGCCACACGCTTTAGGTCATCTTCCCGGATGCTGACCGATTCACATTTGCCGCCTTTGCTGCATCGCCAATAAACAGGCCTGTCATGCTTCGTTTTGCACCGCCGGAAAGAGGATCCGCACAAGGCGCACCGGACACGTGTCGTAAAGGCGGAGAACCGTGTTCCCTTGCCATTGGACATGTAGTTTTTCATCCATGCCCTCTGGCGATCCTTATACTCATCGGTCCAGCAATCCTTCTTCGCCGTTGATACCCAGTGCCGGATAAGTTTCTGTCCGTTTTTCATACAGAAAACCATCACATGGTATTCTGGCACTACTATCTTTTCGACCCGGTCAAGAAACGCCTGCTCATCGAAATCATCCAGGCCTAGGACTTCTGTACTCTCCTTCACAAGGACTGCATGCGGGATACTGCCTTTTGCGCCGCAATTCCGGCCTTTCAGTTTATGGGAGCCGCAATCCCAGAATTCTTCAAAGCCCCGGTCTGTGCGGCGATTGTGCATATAACTCCGACCGCAGATGCCGCATTTGATTTTTCCCGTGAAGCAGGTCGTGTTCAAGGACTTATTGGCCAGCGCCCCCAGTTCCTTCCGCCGCGCCATCTCCTGCTGTACGTAATCAAAGGTTTCCTTGTCGATGATAGGCTCATGCGTGTTTTCAACATAATACCTAGGAAGTTCGCCCCGATTCTTCTTCCGCTTCTTGAGGATTGGATCCGTCACATATTCTTTCTGGAAGAGCATATTGCCAGTATAGGTGATATTGGTCAGAACGACCTTGATGTTGGAATCCATCCAGCGGCAGCCATTCCGAGTCGTGATGCCCTCGGCAGCAAATTCCCGTTCTGTTTCAAGCCGGGATTTGCCATCAAGGAAATTCTGAAAGATGCGTCTGACAACAGCTGCTTCCTCAGGGACTACCACCAGGTTATCTCCTTCCCAGCGGTACCCGTAGACACGGAATCGGCCGTTGGGGTTCCCCTGCTCAAACTGTTTTTTGATGCGCCATCGGATATTTTCACTGATGGAACGGCTCTCTTCCTGGGCGAAGGAAGCCAGGATGGTCATCATCAGCTCGCCGTCACCGTTCATGGTATGGATATTCTCTTTTTCAAACCAGACTTCGATGCCCAGCTCTTTCAAATGCCGGACGGTACGCAGAAGGTCTACGGTATTGCGGGCGAAACGCTGGATGGACTTGGTCAAGATAATGTCAATCTTCCCGGCCTCGGCATCTTCCAGCATCCGCCGGAATTCCTGCCGCTTCTTCATCCCCGTCCCGGAGATGCCGTAGTCGGCATAGACCCCGGCGTATTCCCAGTCCGGGTTCTTCTGGATGAGACTGCTGTAATAACTGACCTGCGCCGAAAGGGAATGGTGCATTCGCTCCGATTCCATGGAAACGCGGGCATAGGCTGCGACTTTCTTTCGTTGTTTCAAATTGGGTATGCTTCGTTCAATCTTACGGATACTCCGCATAGAATCAGCTCCTTTCGACACTATATATCACTCTGTTTGATACAATTATCAAGTGTATAAGTCCCCGGAAAACGGCTGATAGCGGCGAATCATCTCCTGCTCGAAGTCCCGGTACTCCTTCCCGGTGATGAGCTTTTCGGCCAGCATCCGCCTTGCCAGATACATCGCCATCTGGAAGGCTGTTTCATTTTGAAACGACCTCTTATCCATGGCGGACACCTCCGAACCGATATGCAATATAGCAGGCATGGGAGCAGAACTTCCGATGGCTGTTGCCGTAGACCATGAATTCCTTCCCGCAAGCCGGACAGGTATAGGTGTAGACTGCCTTCCGCTTCACCAGCTCCAGATGTGCATTCCACCACTTGTTCCGGCAGGAATCCGAGCAGAACCGTTTCCGCTTCCGTCCAGGATTCTGGGCAATGGGCTTTCCGCACTGCTCGCAGACTGCCCCATTTGTTCTGGCTGCCAGGCTGTGCCGCCGGCAGAACGACTTCACCGTATTGATGGAAATCTGGAGCCGAGCCGCTATCCTGCCATACCCAGCCCCATCCCGGCGCAAGGGCAATGATCTGTTGTTTCTGTTCGTCCGTCATGATGGACACCTCCTGAAAATTTGGTCTTCAGGAGTAACAGGACAGAACAGCTATCGTTAAGTACTTCAAAAGAAAAAAATTACGGATGCCCATGTGAGCATCCGATTTTTCATTACTCGTACTAAATAATAAGTACGGCTGTGCTGTACCTATAGTAGCTGTCGTTTCAGTGTGTTATAATTAAAGAAACTCAATATAAACACACCACGGCTTAGAAATTTACAGACGGTGTGTACACAAGGAGCTTCTATGGCCGCTATCGTCACCTTGAATCAAGACAGCCCTTCTGTCCAATATTTATGCAAAAAAGATAACCGACTGGCAAAAGTCATCAGCATGGTTGGCCCGATTGCCTATGAACCACACACTGATAATCCCTTTCCTTTTCTAATCCATGAAATCATCGAGCAGATGCTGTCAGTAAAAGCCGGAGCCAAAATCTATGGGCGGCTTGAAAAATTGTGTGATGATCAGATAACCCCGGACGCTATTTAGAAACTCTCCGTTGAGGAAATCAAGGCAATCGGCACTTCCACTGCTAAGGCCAACTATATAAAAGGCGCAGCTTTAGCCGTCTTGTCAGGAGAACTCGATTTTACGAAGTTTCCTGATAGGACAGATGCAGCTGCGCTAAAAGAATTAATCAATCTTCATAGCATTGGTACTTGGACCGCAAAGATGTATTTAATTTTCATTCTGGATAGACAGGACATCTTGCCATTCGAAGACATTGCCTTTTTACAAAGCTATAAATGGCTTTACAAAACAGAAGATGTGTCGAAAGCATCTATAGAAAAGAAATGTAAGAAGTGGAAACCTTATTCTTCTGTAGCGGCTAAATTCATTTACCGAGCTTTGGACATGGGCTTTACGAAAGAAGAATTTCATTTATTTAAGGAGGTTGTATTTTAATGCCTAAGAAAGAACGAAAGTGGCATCCAAAATTTTTAGAGTATATGGACATGATTATTCATCATCCAAATTATCGTGGACTTCGTATTGATAAAAAAGCTGACGGAACATATGCATGGATTGCAACTGCCAAGTCTGAAGTAGGCAAAGCCCGTATTGCTTGGTGTGAAGAAAAAGCCAAAGAATTGGGCATCCCTATTCAACCTGGGGTTTATGCTGATGTCATGCTTGCCATTCACCCCACCAAATGGAAAGTTTGTCAAACGTGTGGAAATGAAATGTCATTGTACTATCATTACCCTAATGCAAACTTTTTAAAATCTCTAAACAATAAGTTTGGTACTAATTTCACAGATTGTGACCATATTCAAAACATATGGGATGCATTAATTGCGATGGGGATAAATAAAATAGATATTGCCAATTTTCTTATCCAAAAGGGAGAATTACCACTGAATCCGTCCACTGCAACAAAGGATGAAGTTATCAATGCCTTGGAATATGCTTGTCGAAAAGGAAATAAAAAATGCTTAGGCCCTGGTGCAATGTCTAATTTCCCTGATCGTTTTGATGGTTTCCATACCTATAACAGATGCTGTCGATCCACTCAAGATAAAGGACGTTCAAAAGAAAACCTGAAATCTTATACACAAGATAGACGTGCTTATGAGTACTGGAGTGATGGGAATATACGTGCCGCAAATCAATTTATGGGCAGTGATTTTTTTAAAGGCACTTCAGCAGATCATACTGGCCCAATTTCCCTTGGATTTGTTCATGATCCCAGATATTTGCAACCGATGTCCAGCCATGATAATTCAACCAAAAGAGATCGTTTGCAATATGAAGACATTGAAAAAATCATCAAGACTGAAAATAAAACGGGCATTTATCCTATGTCTTGGTATTCTCGACTCATTTGGGAACATATTGAGCTTAATTATAAAGCACATCCTGACAAAGTTCCCGTGCTATATAGAGATGCATTAAAGCAAAATATGGCAAATTTCATGTTTATATTGAAAACAATACTAGAAAGCTGTCCGATTTACGGTAAAGAGTTTTTAACGCATGCTTTTCTTGAACCCAAATATCATTACTTCAATAATTCTTACTCTTTCAATAAGGATGGAGAAATTACGGAAATTAAGCCCCGACATTTTACCGATAGAAGTAAATCTGAAATTGAACGTTATAAACGAGTCGCCATAGAGTCTGTCTATGATTATAATAATAAAGAAAATCGAAATCTTGAACCGAATTTATCATTTTCGCAATTGAAGCAGCTACACTCTATCTGCACAGAAATTGAAGCGCACGGATATTCTGAATTTCTTAAGAATGAAATCGTTAAATTGATTGAAGAAATAGAAAAGAACGCAATTAAAGGTTTATAACAAAGTGAAGGCGAGTTAACACAAGATTCTAAATTAACTCGCCTTCACTTTGTTTACATGAAATCAAATAATGATAATTGCATATCTGCTTCTATTTTCTTTTTTCCCATCTTCTTTGATTTAGTCAAAGGGATTGTGTTGTAACTGCCATCATCAACATTAAGGTCATTGTCCATATTAGTGTCACCTTTAGCATCCATTGAACGAGCAATGTATTCTTCTGCCGAAATTTCATCTTTAAAAAATTGCAATATGTTAGATGTATAATCACTGTCGTACATAGCCGTTTCGGAACATTCGACCTTTTCAAGATCGAAAATGGTTTCATAAGCAGAAATTTGTTGATTTGGATTAGGTGTAACTTCATTGGGAAAAATATCAGCAGGTTTTATCCCCAAGTCTTTGCGCGTACAGAGAATGATAACTCTTTTTCTCCGTTGCGGAACAGCATAGTGACTTGCCATAAGTTTCCTGCCTTCTGTATAATAGCCCAATTCCGAAAAGAGCATAATAATATCTTGATAGGTTTTGCCCCCTTGATAACTCAAAATACCTTCAACATTTTCAAATACAATTACCTTTGGATTTACGCCTGAAACAATATCGACAAAATGTCGAAATAATTGATTCCGAGGGTCATCTTTCATTCGCCACCCAGCCATAGAGAATCCTTGACACGGAGGCCCTCCACAGATAATATCTGCTTTACTCTCAATGCCCTTTTTGATAAGTTGTTGTTTTATACTTTCATCAGTGATATCTCCACAAATCACCGGAATTTCAGGATTATTTACTTTTAAAGTTATACAAGCAGGTTCTACGATATCATTTGCCACCATAGCATGTATGCCTGCAAGTTTAAACCCATAAGTCATTCCTCCAGCACCTGAAAACAAATCGACTGATGTTGAGCATCCAGTTTTTTCCTTAATAGAGCGGCCAATGTTATAAGCTAATAAAACTGGAACCGCATTTCCAACCTGCTTCAACATATCTGTTTTATTACCCAAGAAAAAATATGAATCCGGAAAACTTTGAAACCGTGCAGCTTCACGTACGCTTAATACTCGATTATGGACTGGATGAACATAGGTTCCATTTCCAGGTCTATTAAAATATGTGGTTATCGTATAGGAAGGAAGCGAATAATCAATTCTCCCATATAAAGTTGTTCTGCCACCAGTCTGAGTGATTTTCAATAAACGCTTTGACTTTTTTACGGTTTCCATTGGGATGTTTTTCCAATTACCACCTTGCGGTACAGGCTTTATCATCTCCATATCCAAATCACTTAACTTAGAAGTAGTGTGGTTAAGAATTTGTCCATTTGCTAACTTTGTATACTTCTTGATAATTCCAGCGACCACTTTCAAATCAAAAGTGGTATGTGAAGTATTAGATAATACATCATCTAATTTCAGTTCACAAGTCAAGAGTTTTGAACACGTTTCATATGTAATGCCAGGAAGCAATATTCCTAAATCATGGGCAAACAGAGAAAGTAACTTTTTCTTGCTAGTAAAAATAGTACCTTTTATACTTTCGTCCTCTGTTTTGACGGTTTCTGTTCTTAACATTGGTAAGCCATACGCTTCCCGTACCAAAATCTCAATTTCATCCAGTAATGCCGGCTTATTGGTTCTTAATAGTTGACGGACCAGATTGGAAATTGCTTTTTTGTTCTTATAAGAAATTGGTATCGGAAAATTATTAATTTCATAGTTGTTAATATGATTATTGCTACTGGTCAACTTGAAATACCAGTTAATTAAAGGTGAGTTTAAAATCCCCATTAAAAAGTAGATATCTACTTCGTCTGAGTTTTGCTCAATAGAAATAAAATTGCAACTATTACCCAGTACATAATTTTCAGGAACTAAAGAAAATGCTACTCTTCGTTCTTTAGCAATGTTAACAATCTGTTGGCAAGCCAAACGCGGACTTTTGATATATTTACATTTGGGTGTTTTTTCGATGAAACCAACATCAACATATTCTTTTTTTGAAGTATCAACTAAAGAATAATAACCGATATTTCGGCCTCTTAGTAATTGATAACCGGTGTTATTTGAAGTAATTGAATCTTTATTGAGAGTAAGATCTAATTCGCCACGGAAATTTTTTAAGTAACTAATTTCTCCAATCTTAGGATGTATAAGCATTTGATCTCGTTGAGCGTATTGTTCCTTTTCCAAGATAAGTATAGCGTTGTCTGCTGATTTATCAATTACATCAGATGCTGCAATGCAAATAGTAGATTCGTCATCCCCGTGGAATGACCCGTTAATAGAGATGTCTTTTGTTTTTTCACCTTTATAAAATAACATTGCACATAAAGCTTGTGAAGCATCTACAAAATTACTATCTTCAGAGATTACCCTGACCGCCTTTAGTGAAGATGTATTCAGTAAAAGTGTTCGTAATTTTGAACAAGTTTTGTTAGAAAGAATCGAAGCTGGAATTAAAAGATACCCGATACCTTTAGGGGCTAGGTACCGCTGTATAATTTCTTCCACAAAAAGTTTGTAAATATTTATTGTTCCTGCAGATGAATTGGGAAAAAGTTTTTCAGCAATCTTTTTGATTTTAGAATATTTAGCCTTATCTCTTTCATATTCATCTGCATCAGTATAATGACTTTTTTCAGCCTTTAGGTTTTTATATGGTGGATTAGTAACAACGAAATCAAATCCATCTTTCACAACGTCCGTAGGAAAAACTTCTGTTATTGGAATGTAATGCATAACAGTTGCATCTAAATCTATAAGTAAGCCAGACCCAATATGCGATGCAAAGTATTTATCGTCCAGTTCAATCCCAAATAAATGTTGAGCATAAAGAGTTAAATTTTTCCGATATACTGCAAGTGCTGTATTATTAATATCACAAATATAAATATTATTAAGCAAAATTTTATACTCTTCAGTCGTATACCCAAGTTCTTTGCATACCCGTAGATAAGCAAAAACAAAGTTGCCCGTTCCTACACATGGTTCTAGAAAGGTACACTTATACAATGTTTTCCTTTTTTCAGAGGAAAGACTGTCTATCATTTCTTTCATCATCGAAAAAGTCAATTTTAAATCTGTATAGTAACTACCGGTTTGCTTTCGATATAAAGAGTTTAAAGAATGTTCGACCTGATATCCGTCATTCCCCATAGTTTCCCAGATAGTTTTTTCATTCATTAAGCTCATTTAAGCCCTCCTAAAATTCATTCGATAAGCCATCCCAAAATCTAGTAACTTTAATATAGTTGCTTTTACTTCTTTTTCCTAATATATTTTCCCGTATGAATTCTGGCGTCATTTGGCTTTTCTGCAGAAACAGGTATAGCCCATACCCTTCCAAACCGTTCAGCTCCATCAATTCTCCTAGTACTACAAAGCACCTGTATACGGCGAACTGAAATTCCCCATTTGACAGAGGCTTCTTTTATTGTCATATACTCCATTTTATTCTCCAAACAAAACATTATACGTATGTCTAATTTTATACCATTAAGCGAACAATATCAAGCAGTAATCAAATCTCCTAATGAATCTCAAAACCGATTTACAAAGACTTCATAAAATTCACTACGTTTCTCTTCATCCTCGAAATCTGCATCAATGAACTTCTGCAATTCTTTCTTCATTAATTCATACGTAGAAGAGGACTCTTTGACATCAGCATAAGCAGTGTGGACCATTTCGCCGTACACGCCACAAGTGATAGCGTCGTAATGAGGGCATCGTTCTAAGGTAATACGGCATTGCCCTTTATATTCTTCATCTTTTAGAACTTTGCCGCCTTCAGATCCAATCTGATTTAACTCTTCGTAAGTGTTTTCCACATGTTGCGCCCCCTCCCACTTAGCTACGCCGACATTTCTTATTTTTTTATTATAACATAAAAAGCCGGTATAGAACATCTGTTCATTGTTCCATACCGGCTTTTCTCATGCAATCTTCTGTTTAATATCCGCTACGATGGCTTTGACTGCCTGTTGCAGCAAGACGATGTAGAGCCTGTTCCGGATTTTCACCCACCAGCTCGTTGTGGTCTGGATTTCTGCTTCCAGCGGGTCGGTGAGGTTCTTCATCTGCGCTTCGACGAGCTTCTGCACATTATCGAGGTCGATGGCTTTGATGGCTGCTTCGGCTTCTTCCCTGGCAAAGGATACCACCGTAGCAGCTACGGCGTTCTTGATCTCTTCACGATTCATAATCATTTCCCTCCATAGATTAACAGTTCATAATCTGTCACTCCCCTGGCGACAGCCCTAGCCAGGGCATCCTGGGCATTGGCAAGGATATCTTCATCGCCGGGATTGGTGATGAAGGCCAGCTCGACCAGGACGGCTGGCATGTCCGTGTTCGTGAGGACATACAGTCCGTTGACGCCAGGCGTGGCAATCTTCACGCCACGGTCAGTGGTATCGAGGGCATCGACCAGCTGACGCTGGATGCAGTTGGCCAGCATGCTGCCACGATAACTGCCGGCGCAGGCCCAGGTTTCTGTGCCGTTGGCTTCTTCGGCTTCGGCGGCATTGCAATGGATGGATACGAAGATGTCGGCATCACTGGTATTGGCAGCCTCGCAGATTTCTTCCAGGCTGTTGGACTGGAGCAGCTCGGTTTCTACTCCGGCCGCATTCAGATAGCTTGCGGCAGATTCACCTACAGCCAGAGCCACATCACATTCACGCAGACCCGTTTCACTGTTGACGGCTCCCGGGTCGGGATGGCCGCCCGGCGCATGGCCAGGGTTCAGGAATACTTTCATTGCTTTTCTTCTCCTTTCTGATGAACGGCGGACTTCACAGTGCCGCCGATGTACCCGAGCAAGCCAGAGGCGATGGACATGGCCAGCTCGTTGAGGGTATAAAAAATCGCCAGGATCAGTGCTGTGACCAGTCCGATGATGACGATGCAGTCGGGGATATTCACTTTTTCAAACATGCCTTACACCGCCTTCGGTATGACGGTCACGGTGCCGTCCTTACGGGTGATATCGAAGTCTTCCATGGCCAGGATGCGGTCTGCCGCCGAACTCCAGTGGCTGTCTGCTTTATATGCATCCAAAGCGGCTCTGGGAACCAGGATTTTTGCCGATGCAGGCACCCCTTTGTCTGCATCGGCGGCATCCTGCATGACAAAATCCACATTCACATTATCAATGATGAGATATTCCAGGCTGCTGCAGGGAGCAAACATGTGATAGGTATTGATCGTTTTATTCTTGCTGTTGGACAATGTATCGATATAGACACATTTCAAGCCCGAACAAAAGGCGCACATGCTGTACATGGCTGTCACATTGCCAAAGCCGCTCAAATCCAGGGATTCCAGCTTCTGATTTCCCGCAAAGGCCACTCCCAGATCAGTAATCGCCCCTTTTTCCACATTGCTGAAATCAATGACAGATTCCGCCAGGGTGCCTTCAGCGAAACTTACCTTAGATAGATTGAACATACCGTTCATGCTCGTTGTATTTTTTGTAATATCAACGATGAACAGTTTGGCGCCATCTTTGACCAAGGATTTATTATTGAATTTTTCCTGCAAGTCCTTGTCCATGTACAAGCGGCCAGCGGAATCAGGACGGATGGCACGCCGCTGTAGCTGTTCCCGGCCAGTTTCACATCTACCTTCATGTCATCTCCCCCTTACTCAATGGTCAGCACCTTGGTCAGGCTGTCCTGGGATACAGTCACGGTCGTCAGGCTCCCGGTCACCTTGGTGCCATTGACGTAGGCGGTCTTGCCGCTGATGATGGTGCCGGCTGCCGCCGTGGCATCGCCTGTATCGACGACGCTGGATTTGCCGGACACATCAAGGACGGTCACGCCGGCCTTGATGTTCCCGCTGACCAGCTTGGCCTGTTCCTCGCCGCTGATGCGTACTGCCCCTTTGCCGTTATGGAACCCGGCCGGGATGGCATACGTGCCATCGGCCTTGCTGATACTGCCGCTGACGGCTCCGTTATTGGCCATGGAACCTGCGACGAAGCCATTCCCGATAAAGGCGGACTTCCCCGTCAGGATATCCCCGGATGCCGCCGTGGCCCCGGTCGTATCATAAAAGACAGCCGTCCCCTGCCCTTCTGCCAGGGGGATGGAAACCTGCGGCACTTCCGCATACACAACCGAATTGATTTTTACGTTTTTCGCCATTCTGATTGCTCCTTTACTCGACTTTCAACTCATAGCCATTAAAACTGATCCTGCCATAGTTCGACGGGATGGCCGCTACCGTCACCCGGGAAAGGGCTGCATGGCCGCTGTCGGCGATGACAACCTGCTCCTTATCGGACGGGACGATGTGCTTTTCCTGATAGTCCCCGGATGGGGCCTGGGGCATGGAAAGGATGCCGATGAGGCTGTTTCCCTTATATGCCATCATCTGTCACACCCCTTTCCAGAAAGAAAAGCCGGGGCGGGATAAGGGTATCGGTGTACCCGTTCTCCCGCACCAGCTCCACATCATAGACATAGCGGCCGCAGGGAAGATGCCGCGTATCGTCTGGCCAGAAAACAAGGAAGCACTCTGTTCCTTCCCGCCGGATGCCCTGCCCCAGTGTCTTTGCCAAGACAGGCTTTTCATCGGTGAGGCAGCGCTTCAGCGTGAACATCAGTTCATCCCGTTTTCCAAGGGTGAAAGGTTCTCCCGTCACCCGGTCGCAGATGATCAGGCGGATTTCTGCTGAATCGCCCCTCACCAAGCGGATCCGGTTCTGCACTACAGAAAAACTCACATCCGTCCCCCCTGTTCCGGCTGCCGCTGTTCCATGGCATCCAGCCTGCGGTGGGCATGTTCCGCCAGGGCTTCCACCCGGGACAGCCGTTCCGCCATCTTCTGCCGCTTGGCTTCCGTATCCGACAGCTGGCGGCGCAGTTCTGCGATGCAGTCCCGGAGGCTCCGTACCGATTCATTCAGCGGCTTGATGACGCTGAAATTGAAGATGACACCGCAGAGCATCAGGACCGATACCAAAGACGCGGCCATCTGTAACCATTCAGCCATATTCCTCACCTCCTAGCCTGTCCGCTGGAACATGTACACGACGATGGACGGCTGCATATTGTTGTGCGGCTGGCCGCCACCAGCATTCTCCGTCGTAAAACTATGGGCATGACTGCCGTTCGTCGAAGTCCTGCCGGACCAGGATCGAGCTGCTTCAAAGGACATGACGGATGGGTAGTTGTCATGATAGTTGCCGCCTTCATCATTCCAGTTCCCACGGCCGCTGATGAAGAAAGCCCCGTTCCCGTTGTATCCGCTCTGCACATCACGGCCCCAGAAAGCGCCGGTGATATTCATATTACCCCGGTCATGGTTGTGGTTCCCGGCATCGCCGGTTTTCCCCGTATGGCCGTGGATAGGGATTTCCGCCAGGGTATTGGTGTGCTTCTCTTCGCCCAGCTTGTCCCCGGCCTTATACATGATCCCGCTGTCTGCTGCTCCGGCCCCAATCAGGCACCGCCCCATAGCGAAAGCCACCCAGGTCGTACCCGGCCAGTACGTGGCGGGATTCTTCCCGTCCGCGGAAATGTAGATGGCATTGACGGGAAAAGGACATGCCTGGATTTTGGCCACGGCTTCCTCGTCCATATCGGCATAGGTGACCTTGCCCCAGCTGCCATTGCTGTGCAGGACGGTATTCAGCTTCCCGGCTGATGGTGACGGGACCATGCCGCTCTGGCCTGCTGTCTTTTCGCCACAGCCACTGAAATCCGGCAGTGTGATATCCTTCGTGCCATCAAAGACAACCCGGTGAATCTTCCGCCCCGTCTGCAGCTTCGACGCACTGGCCGCATTGCCGCTGATGCCAGTTGCGTGGGCATTGGCGTCCGTCAGATGGGCATTGATGTCGGTAGCCGTAGCGGAAATCCGCTCATAGAGCCGGGCATCATTGCTGACCAGCTGGGACACAGTCTTGTTCTGCTGGTTGAATACAACCGGGTCTTCCGAAAGATACTGCGGGAAAAGCACATCATAATCCAGCGTATTCTCCACAGCTTCTGTGGGCCGGACCTCCTGTCCGGCACGGTCCGGGAAGTCGGCAGACCATTTCTCTTTGCTGTAATCATCCATTTGTCATCACTCCTTTCTTGGATACGATGGTCGCCGTCGAGAAGGTAGCTTCCCCGTTCCAGTAAATCTTGCCATTCCAGGAATAACCCAGGTAGATGGCGTATCCCAGATGGGCCGGCTTGTAGATGTTGAGCTGCGTGATGAGCTTCTGCAAGGTCGTGGTATCTTTGCCGTTCATGATGCAGTATACCTTGAAGTAGTATTCCTCATTGACTTCCTCGATATGGCCGACACTGTAGAGATTGATGATGGAGTTCATGAAATCTTTTGTAGACACATCCACGTGCTGCAGCTTGAAGAGAATCCGCTGCCTGCGGAATTCGTCACTATCTCCGTCACTGGGCTTGATGCCCAGGAACGATTCATAAAGCGGCAGCGCCCAGGTGGCGGTGTTCACGAAGAAGTTGTCCGCCAGGTCCTGCAGAGCCACGCGCAGACGGTCATGCTCCTCATTGCAGGTTTCTGCCGCGCAGTGGAACATCGGGTCTTTGGATAAGAAATTCGGCAAATACTTCAGGATATCCATCCGGCTCTGCCGCATCCAGTCATTGGCTGACAAGGTTCAGCACCACCTTCCCTGCCACGGGAATCTGCTCGTTCGTCAGTTCCACGTTGGCCGCTTTTCCATTAAGCTTCAAATCCTTATAATCCGTAATGCCGCTGATGGAAAGGAGGAGTTTCCCCATCTGGGCCAGGCTGACATAAGAAAGCGTGAAGCCCGTCTGCTTGAGATAGGCTGTCATGGCTGCCTTTACGGCATCGGGGCTGGCTGTGCCATAGACATCTGCCGTCAAATCAATGGTTAAAGGTGCCGGTGAAACGACGGTCACAGTCGCTCCAATAGGCCGCTGGCTTTCGATGTAGTCGTAAACTTCCTGAATCAGTTCCGCCGATGCCGATTCGTTCTCTGCCGTGACGATAATGACCTTCACTGTACCATTGCCCTGCCAGAGCGGGATGACTTTGCAGTTCCCGACGCCATCGACAGACATGGCCCAGTCACGATAATGATTGGCATTGCCCGAAGTAATGGGCTGGCGAACCCGGAACAGGAGCCGGGCAAGGAGTGCGGCATCCGTTTCTTCATCCGCCCCATCGGTGCATTTCTTATGGTTAACGACCGCCGAGACATTCGGGATGGAATAGGGGATTTCCGTAATCGTTCCTTCGGCCACATTGCCAGTCGCTCCGGCATCGGCAGCTTCCACAGGAATCGTAACCTCGGCGGCACCGGCAGGAATGGTGGCCGACTCCAGGGTGTAAAAGCGCCGGCCGTCTTTTGTCTGGAAGAGACTGCTGCGGATGATGTAGGCCCCTGCCATCCCTGTCACCGTGACTTCTCCTTTGGCTTTGACGGCCTTCTTGCGATCGACGCCAAATTCCGTTGCCCGCAGCGTCAGATAGTCACCCCAGGACGTTTCGGCAAAGGCCGCGTCGCGCAGCATGGCCATCTCGGCATAGCTGCTCTCAAATTCCACAGCATTGGCGTCGATCAGGTCGCGGGCAAAGGTGCCTTCCATGGTACTTTGCTCTTTTTCCGTAATGGTGTGCAGGGTCTGGGCCATGCGGCTCTCAATCTCATCTTTGGTCTGTGCATCAAATAAATTGCTCATGCCTCGCTCCTTCCTGCCGTCACGGTCAATGATTCGTCACTGTAAATGGAAGTGACGTCAACCGTAATGGCCAAATCATCCCGTTCCCGCTTCTTCACCTCGATATGGTTAATGCGAGCAATGTACGGATTCACCATCAATCCCTCACGGATATTCTGGCAAATCCTGTCTGCCGTATACTGGCTGTTTGGCGCTCTCCCCTGATACGGCTCGATGGTAATGCCATAGCTGTCATCATAGGCCAAGTAGCGATACCGCTCGGTGAGGATTGCCTTATAAATCCAGACCTTGAGGGCTTCATTTTCTGTCACCATCAGGTTCTGGCCTTTTTCATCGTAGCGGAAGCACTGCTTATCAAAGTCATAGCCGTATTCTACGAAAAGAGGCAGCGACTCATTCCGGTTCGCTGCCTGGATGCTGTTCATTGCTACAAAAGGATCAGCCATGGCCATCAATCCTCACAATCTCATCCAAAATAATGTACTGCTGAATCCGGTCGTTGATGAGCATGGGCATGATGGCCACGTACATGCCGGGCTTTAGTGTATCCGTATAGATGACGGAATCGGTGTAGTCATTATCGATATCATGATTATGGGACTGGTAAGCCGCATCACCGCTGCCGCCGGCACGGTTCTGTGTCGCCGATACCAGATGGCCTTTAGCCGTGCGGCCATAACCTGCCAGGAGATAATGGGAAATCCACAGCTCCTCTTTCGTCAGGATGATGCCGTTGTAACGGACTTTAATCTCTGGCGGCGAGGACAGGATCTGTCCGATTTGAATGTCCGGGCTGTTGCTGCTGCGGCTCACCTGCTCCATCAGATTCAGCAGGCTGATATACGGATTTTTCTGCATCTCCTGTCACCCCCTCGATGTCTTGATGATGGTCGCCGGATAATAGTCGCTCCCCATATCGATGCTGCCTTCGTAGTGATGAAAACAGCCATAGACATTGGAGCTGTTGCCCCAGCAGCCGCCGCTTCCGTCATAGACGACGACATGCCAGTTCGGATCCGGCTTGCTGTAGCGGTTGTACATGATGATGTCGCCCTTTTCGAGCTGCGACGGGTCATAAGGGATAGCCAGACCCTGCGCTTCGGCATCGGCGCGCAGCTGGTCACAGCCTTTGACGCCATTGTTATATTCCTGCGCCGCAAAAGGGGAATAGCCCGCCGCAGCGATGGTCGCCCGGTCGACACAGCCTTCTGAGCCATAGGGAGAAACGGTACCCTCGAAATTGGCCATGCACGCATCAACCACACTGCTGCCAGCGATAGCGCCACCTGCAGAAACAGAAGATGTCGATTCCGTTTCCGCTGGTGGCACATAGTCCGGGTTGGCATTGTACGATGTACTGTCCAGTTCCTGTTTCTGCTCATCCAGCAGTTTGTTGAATACCAGATGCAGCTCCATCAGGTGCTTGTTGCCTTCAATTTTATGGCTGTCTGACTTGATGAAGAACTGCCCCTTGAGCTGTTCTTCCTGGACTGAGACAGAAAAACCGGCGATACACTGGATATGACCGATGGCCCGGATGGACATGTCATGGGCGACGGTCTTCAGCATGGCCCTTGCCTGCGAGGCATCGTCCTGCTTGGGGTCGGCCTTGCAAATGGCCTGGATGAGACCGAATCGGTCGATATCCGTCTGATTGGGCAGTTCGCCTTTCGTCTGCCCGGCACTGTCGACGACGATGACCTTAGAAACCATGTCTTCGACCGACTCCGACACGGAAGCGCCGGTCAGGTTTGTCACATCGCTGATCAGGAAATCTTCCACCACCTGGTCGTTCATGCAGACCACGTTGAGCTTCCCTTCGGTCATGTAGATATGGTATCCCTTGCCATCCTGTGCAGACTGATAGGATAATGCCTGCTTGATAGCCTCCGTAGCCGAGATATCATCGGCAATAAAATTGCAGATGACGGACAGGTTCGGCATAGTCCCGGCCGGAATAGAAAAGTCATTGATGGTCTGGCGGATGGCGTCGGCCACTGTGACGTTCGTATACTTCTTAGTAATGCGAGACTTGGCCAGATAGACGATATTGTCAAAGGCTGTAAAATGCATCACGGAAGAGCCGCTCTCCCGGCTGCGGCCAAAAATACGTCCCTGAAAGAGGTGGAAGGTCTGCTGCGTCTTATCGTCAATGTGGATAAACAGCACCTCGTCCCCCAGTTCCAGTTCCGGATTCTGCCAAGATTTATCCCGCGTCGTATAGGCCAGGTCGAATTCCAGCCTGCGTCCGGCCTGCTCGACGTCCCCGGACCAGGTTGCACAAATCAGCCAGCCCGTAAGGTCTGCGTTCTCGGGCTTTTTCTGGCCTTCCGTCTGAGCATCCTCGGTATTGGTTTGCTTATTGATTCTTTGCAACTGGAACATTTTCATCATTCCTTTTGAGGTTCATCGTCGTCAGGCGGATGATATCCCCGGGCGAAAGACCGCCGTTACGGACGATGCTGCGATAGATCTGGAACTTCGAGAACTGCTCATTGTTGAGCGTCACCGATTTCCCCACGGCCCGGCCGATGACGTTGCCGATGCTGTCCCCGGGATAATAGGTGATGTTTTTCTTCATCTTCGACCAGAACGACTCCGGCCGCTTCTTCAGCCCTGTCGCAGCATCGGTCTTTCCCGTCTCCGGTGCTGTAACGTAGCGGTACTCCGTCAGCCCCAGCTCGTAATAGACATCGCCGCTGCCGTCCTTTTCACCAAACTTGAAGGACGAAATCAGGCAGGGCATAGAAAGCGGCGTGTCTGATACCGTCAGCTGACAGACGCTGTCACCGGTACGCATCGTTTCCAGTTGGGCAATGTACGTATAAGGCGCCAGCCCCATCATGGCAAAGGGATAATCCTGGGCCGGGAAAAAGCCAGAAAGGGTCAGTGTCTTGAGTCCCGTCTTTCCCATCATAAGGTAGTCGCCGAAGTTATTGATGTTCACCGTACCATGATTCGTATTGATGGATACCATCAGCTCCGAAGGCAGGACGGGAAAGACCACCGCTGCCGATTCAGAAGAGAGAGAAATCGTGAGGGAAGATGCAGCCTGGCCGATGGCGTTCAACAGGGATGCTAAGAAAGAACTCATCAGAGGGTCGCTCCTTTCATGCGGTTCATGCCGTACAGTCTCATTTTTTCGACGAGTTTTTCAGCGACGGCGTCGATGTCCTGCTCGCTGCGGACGTTCATCGTATCAATGCAGATGGTGATGCCGCCGCTGCCTGCGTTCATGGCCTGCCGGATGCTTTCGTCATGCGGGACCACCGTACTGCCGTTTGGCAGGTGGACCAGCTCGCCCCGGCGGTCCTCGTTGATGACCGCAAAGCCGCCGCCAAAGTTCTCGACGCCTCCGGCAAAATGGCTGATGGGTTCAATATTGAATCCCACATGAGTCGGCGCCCCGCCTGTCAGAGACGGGATGTCGATGGACAGGCCGTTGACGCTGGCAATGAGTCCGTTCACCTGGTCGATGACCCAGTTCACGCCACTCCGGAAGGTATCCTTGATGCTCTCCCAGATGCTGGAAGCTGTCTCGCTGATGCCGTTCATAGCCCCATCCCAGGCCGAAGCAATCCATTGCATCCCGGCATCTACGGCATCCGACACCGCCTGGATGGCCTGTTCGATATACTGCGACACCGTATCCCAGTTCCTCCACAGAAGGTACAAGGCAGCAATAATCGCGGCAATGATGATAATGATGGGATTGGCCATGGCTGCGGCGCCTACGGCACGGATGATGGTGATCATCATGCGTCCGGCAGTCAGAAAGGTACTGCCCATGCCCCTGGCCACGATGGCAATGCCTCGGCAGACCGGAATGAGTCCTTTGAACTGAGTCGAGAGATACTTCGAGACACTGCCGGCTTTGCTGATGCCCGTAGCAATAGAGTTGAAAGTACCAAAAGCCCTGCCGCCGACCGCCAGCACCCGCCCCAGGGTGGAACCGAAGAGCTGGAAGGTCACGATGCCAAAAGCCACCTGGCCGATCAGCGTTTTCTGTTCCGGTGTAAGCGCACGAAACCAGGCAGCCAGTTCCTTGACGCGCATCGACATGGCCTTGAAGTACGGCGTAAACGACACTGCTAAATCCATGCCGGCATTCTTCAGCTGGTTCATGGCAATCTGCATCTGCTCCGACGGGGTCAGCATCTTCTCATAGGCTTCCCGGGTCATGCCGGCAGACTGGGCCATCTGGTCCATGACCTTATCGAAGTCCCCGGCTCCCTTGCCCGTCAGGACCAGGATGCTGTTCAGGCCCTCGACAGAGCCAAAGAGCTGGGCCATCTGTTCGGCATCGCCGCCTGTCACCCGCTTCACTTCGTCCAGGAACTTCACCCAGCCCACGCTCTGCAGATGAGCCGCATTGAACTCAAGGCCAAGGGACTGAGCCAGTTTCGCCGCTTCGGCAGACGGCTTCAGGATGTTGCTGTAAGCCGCCTTGAGTCCGGTAATGGCCTCGCTGGTCCGGATACCGTTCTTGGTCAGGACGGCGATGGAACCGAACAGTTCCTGGGTACTGACATTGAGCTGTGCCGCAATGGGGATGACATTGCCCATGGACTGGGCCATCTCGCCAAAGGATGTCTTGCCGAAGTTCTGTGCCAGGAGCATCTGGTCCGTCACCGCCGTGGCTTCTTCTGCCGATTTTCCATAGGCATTGAGGACCGTGGTCACACCGTTAACGGCAGTCGTCGTGTCGGTGAAGCCGGCTTTCGCAGCAATTGTCATGTCTTTGACAAAGCCCACGGCATGGGCCGCATCGACACCAGCGGAAATGGCCTGATAGACCGATTCCGAAAGATCAGCGACACCTGCGCCCGTTTCATCGCTGACAGCACGAATCTCATCACTGACCTTCTGCATGGAAACGACCGTCGTGTCGACCAAAGTCGAAATCTTGGCGATACCGTTGGCAAAGTCGCTGTGCAGCTTGAAGCCTGCCGTTGCGGCTGCCAGGATGGGGGCTGACAGCAGGGCCATCTTGTCTGATAAGCCGGAAATCTTGCTTCCCGTCTGCTCGATGCTCTTCGCCGTCCGTTTCTGGATGCGCTCATGCTCCGTCAGCTTGTCCGACAGTCCGCTGACCGATTGTTTCGCCGCCGCCATCTGGGTCTTCATGGTCCCCAGGCTGGCATTGACGCTACGCACGGTCGGCGTGAACAAATCCCGCAGCCGGATGGCGGCATCGATGACATTATTGGCCATGCTGTTTCACCTCTCAATGTTGTTATAGATATTAAAAATATAGTAAGATAAAAGAAGTCTATCGTTACGGAGGAATTCCAATGCGCTATTTCAATGAAACAGAAAAAAGATTAGCTGAACGATATCACCATATGGAGCTTGGTACTTGCAAAATCTGTGAAGAATGTCACAAGAAAGAACATTTATCCTTACCGATTGGCTGCTGGTGCGTAGGTTCCGATTTTAATAAAACTTCCAAGAGAATTCTATTTGTCGGTAAAAATGCCAGAAACAATCCCGGCACGATTGAAGACGGCTTCCGCAATCCCTTTCAATATACCCGTGAATCTCTGTGGAACAAAAGCTGGCCATATTGGAGCTATACTCGTGCTATCACTCAGAGAATATTCGGTGACGATTCTATAGAACACATCGCATTTACCAATATTGTCAAATGCAACAATTCCGGAGGAAAGGATACTACCTCAGATTTTGTAAAATCCAACTGTATCCTAAACCTAAAAGTCCTTCAGCAGGAATTAAAGGTAATACATCCTACTCATATCATTTTTTATACATCTTGGTATTATGACGATTACATCCCTAACGTTTTTGACCGTTATAATATTCATTACAACGGTTCTAAAGATATTGGGAAAAGAAAAATGCCCTGGCAGGAAGCCATTTCCACTCTGGGCAATCAAACCTTTCATGTACTACGTGTCGGCCACCCACAATGCAAGAAAAAAAGCGACTTCGTCTATGAAATATCTAAGTGGCTTGAGCCTGCCTTATGACTTTATGGCAGATAGCCGTATTTTCAGCAGTTAATCCGATAATGCTGAAGATACTTTTTTATCGCGTTCTTCCATCTCATAGCGGATGAAAGCATACAGCACCTGCCGTTCGCCGTATCCCAGCTTCATGACCGCTGACGGCAGCAGGTGATGCTCCCGGAACAGGAGATACATCGCCTGCACTTCGCCATCGGTCCGGATCAGTTTTTTACGGCTTTATCCGCCTTTTCCTGGGTCGTATAGCCGTTAAGTTCTGTAATCTGCGCCGTAAGGTCGGCAATCTCTCCTGCCAGGAAGAGCTTGCGGATGATGTCACCAGGGAGTACGGCCCCGAATTTTTCCAGCAGGTCCTTGTTCTTGAGGTCCGGGTCTGCAATCCCCGCCAGGAGCGTCTGGGTCTGCATCTGATAAATGTCGATATTGTCGGCGCTGCCGTTGGTAAAGTCCACGGCCATCTTTTGGATATCGGCGTAGCGTTCCGGGTCGATGGCCCGGAGCGTGATGATAAAATCGAATCCGAACAGCTTCGAGAGTCGTTCCATCTTCACTTTCTTTTCAGGCCGTTCGGCCAGCTTGTTCACTACATCTGCTTTCAGCAGTCGGTCTACCATATTCATGTGCTTGTTCTCCTTATGCTAAATCCAAGAGGTCCCAATCCGAAAAAGTGAAGCTGTAGCTTTCCTCGCCCATCTTGTCCACTTCCCAATCCGCCAGGATCAGGCTGTCAAAGGTCGCATCCTTGATGACGATGCGTTCGCTGCCAATGGCGTCCTTATCGTCAAGGACGGATACGATGGTCACGACGGTCTGCTTGCCCGCCTTGATGTTGTCGTTCATCTTCTTGATCATGTAGCTCGAGACTTTATGGAGCTTTAGCTGCCCTTTGCAGTCATAGCCCGTGACCTTGTAGCCCTTGCCGACATGGCGGAGCATCTTCACTTCTTCCTTAGTCAGTGTGACCTCGGCCTTGAAAGCCGTGGCTTCGGCCATGAGGTCTCCGTCGATATAGAGGTCGGCATACTTGCCGTTCATCACCCGTTTGGCTTCCATGCTGTTCACTGTACCTCACCTCCTCAGATATTGACGGCAATCGTGACATCTTCCATGGCATCCAGGAGCGAAGCATCTACGGCTATAAAGACATTGCTGCCGATATTGGCCATCTTGATGTCCATTTCCGACATATCCGCCAGTTCCTCTTTCGTATACTTGCCATTGGATGCCAGCCAGATCTTTGTGGATTCCACATCGATATAAGCCGTATTCTGCCCCTGCTCCAGCAGGCCCTCCTGGGCCAGCTGGTCAAGATACCCCTGGATAGCCGTCACCAGGAGGCATCGGTTGGCATAGCTGTTGGCATACTTGCCAAGGTAATGGTCCTGGGCTGTGGTGCGGATATCGTCATACATCATGTCCATCAAATCGACGAGCTTGATTTTCTGGAACGATACCCCTTTGCCCTGGACCGTCGTGACCAGGGAATTGATACCGCGGCCCAGCTTGACCTTTTCCCCGTCAAAGAAGAAGAACAGCTTGCCGGCATCCGTCATGGTATCCATTTCTTCCTTCGTCCAGACATCGCAGCCGATGACTTCCGGCAGAGACGCATACGTACAGGCAATGGTCATCGGCGTTCCTGCGATGATGCCCGCGATGCGCCCGCAGTACTGGGCCGTCGTGTAGGTCTTCGCTTTCGTGCGGATGACTTGATTGACGAAGTTGATGACTCCTTCCGTATCCGCTGTGCAGTCCGGCAGGACGGCCTTGATGCGTTTGTTCTTATTCGTCCGCATCCCCTTGATCCAGGTCGCGATGGTGTCGATATGGTTTTCTTCGATGTCCGGGATGACCAGGTAATCGAAGCGCTTGTTCTCGATGGCCTTGAGGACATCGGTATAATCTTCTGCATCCTTGCTGATGATTTCGGCGATGACCTTCTTCGGACTGTTCACGTAGCCGCGAAGGGTCAGTTCCAGCTGCTCACGGTTGCTGTCTGAGAGTTCTTTGGGAATGTCATCTGCCGTATACAGGTTCACTTCCGTCTGGGACGGCAGTGTCTCTTCTTTCAGAATCAGAAGGACAATACCGCGTTCGCTGCGTTCGACGGCACTGATGCCTTTTTCTTTGAACGCGATATTAATGGATGGCATTTTCATGGGTTACGTCTCCTTTCCCTGATACCGCTGATGCAGTACCTTCATGATTTCTGCCGTTTCTTCTTTTTCCCGGGCGTCATAGTACTGGAAGGTCAGCGTCAGACGCCCGCCGTCATTGTCCGTACCCATCAGCTCCTCACTCATAGACACGACAGGGAGATAACGGTTGCCAACCTTCAGCCCGTTCCGGAACAAATTTTCCGCAGCAAAAAGCACGGCGTAGATAGCCGTGCTTTTTTCCTGCTTCTTCGGCAGATACGTAATGTAGAGGTCCGTATCCCGGTAGACCTCATTTTCTTTCTGCGGCGTCGCTACCGTCATTGTCTTCAGGAAGAAGGCCGGCGGCGCAAAGCCTTCCTTGACTTCCTGCAGGTAGACGGGATACGGGAACCGCTCTTTGAGTTTCTGCTGCACCGCCTGCAGGATATCGAGGTCATGGATCATGTGCCGCCTGCCTTTCTGAGGAGTTTCTTCATGAGTCTCTCCAGTCCCGGCTGCAAGTCGCTGGCTTCGAACTGCTTGACGGATTTCTCCGTATAGTGCCGGCCTTCATAATAGCCCACGGTCCTGCCGCCCGGCGTTTTCTTGACATGGCCGTTATTCAAGAGATGATGGACCGGATGCCTGTTGACCAGTTCATAGGTCAGCTCCGAGCCGTTATACCCTTCCACCTTATGCTTCCAGCCTTTCTTCAGCTTGCCCGTGCTGCCTTTCGGTGTGTTTTTTACGCACTCCTTTTTGAGCTTGTTGCCGATAGTAATCAGGCCTTTTTCGGCAGTGCCGGGAAACTCTTCAATAGCAGAAAGCAGTTTTTCTGAAAGGTCATCCAATCCTTTGACCTCAAAGTCACTTCCGCTCATTGCCCGTCCCCCTCACTTCTTCAGTGCAGTACAGTTCCAGTGCTTCATGGCGCATGTACGGGTCGACGATGGTGTCGATGTCGTAGAAGTGGTCCTGATACTTCACCTTCATATCATGGGTGATATGGGGACGCCAGCGGATAGTGATCTTGCTGTACTCCGTGTCCGCTTTGCGTTCCATCTCATAGAACACTTTGCCCCGGGCAGGCTCAATGGATGCCCAACAGCGATATACTACGACGTCGGCCTGGGTATCGAAACCATATTCATCCGTCACGGCCTGCTTTCCCAGAATCTCAATCCGTTTGTTCAAAAGCCCCGTCTTCATGGGCATCCCCCCTTTTTCAAAAACAGCTCCGCCGGATCCCGAACAGCAGCCAGCGCAGACGTTTCAAAAGGCCTGCGTAGTCTGCTTCCTCACGGTGTTCATACAAAAAAGCCGCAGCATAGAGGATGGCTTCATGGAACACGACGGGATTCTCTTCGGCATCCGCTTCCTCACAGCGGGATATATCCAGGCAGAGGGCCTGGGCTGTTTCCAGGGAAGACTGGATGACGTCATCATTACTCGTGTCATCTTCATCAATCCGCAGGTATTCCCTGGCTTCTTCCAGCGTCACAATCATGGTTTATCCCTTCGCTTTCATCTCCAGGGCCTTGACCGCTTCCTTGAGCATCAGCATGCCATCGACGCGCTGGCTGGCAAGGAAGCCGATCTGGCCATTCGCGGCATACAGTTCATTAAGACGCTTGAAGGAGCGGTATTCACGGTCCGCAATCCAGTAATAGCTGAAGTCCCCGAAGAGCATCGGACGGTTGCCCGCCGCCAGTTCCGGTGCAAAGGAAGTGCTGTAGCAGGGACGGTTCAGGATGGTGTCCGGCGTACCTGCCGTGACAGACGGTTGCCAGATGTAGTTGCCGTTATTGTCCTTCACCTTACGCAGGGCCTTGATGGTTGCATCGTTCAGGAGCCAGACAGCCTTGCGGCGGTACGGGATGCGCAGGGAATGATAGAGGTCGATGACGTCGTCAAAGGTGATGGAAGCGGTCGTGACCGTAACCCCCACTTCGGCAGACGGGAAGACGCCGGTCGGCTTGTTCTTGCCATCGCCAATCAGGAAGGCTTCTTCTTCCTTCGTACCGATGCGGCGGGCGAATTCGCCGGCAATGTAGCTTTCCAGGTCGAAAACGCTGTCGTTCAGCAGTTCTTCCGATACGCGGATGGCCGTGCCCAGTTTGTAGGCACCGATGGACTGCTGGCCGAAGGTATCCTGGCTGTCCGGGTAGAGTCCGTTCTCTTCCATCCAGGATGCTTCCCCATGTCCCGTCACGATGGGAATCTTGCGGTCGCCGCTGGTGTGGATGACGGTAGCCAGGCTGCGGAAGAAGTTCTCTTCCTGCAGTTTGTCGATGAGCTGATGTTCAAATTCATCCGGTACCAGATAACCGCCATCGGCATCGGTTCCTACGCTCAGGGCGTTCTGCACATCGATGAAATTCTTATGGCGGATGCTGTCCCAGAAGGCTTTACGGTAGGTGTCGGACGCACGACCAGTCTTTTCCGCTCCGCCCTGGCCTGCGCCAGGGAGTTCAGTAATCGGTGTAGTAGTGGGCTGGGCAAGCTGGGCGTCGAGCTGCTGCTGGCGTTCCAGGCGGTCGATTTCTTTGCCGAGATTTACTACATCCGCTTCCATCTTGTCGTAGCGAGCCGCATCTTCTGCAGAGACCATGCCATTTTCATCACGGACGGTATCCAGAAAATTCTTGGCGGCATCCCAGAGGTTCTTGCGTTTCTCACGCAGTGCTAAAATCGTATCCATTGTTGTCCTCCTTAATGAATGAGCAATGCCAGCCGGTTCTCCAGGGAAGCGGCTGGCACTTTATTGACAGGTTCATGTGGTTTCAGTTTTTGTACGAAGGAACTGGTGACGGTGGCCGGGCTGTAGAGCATGGCTTCCGGCTGTTCTTCATTTTCCTTCTTCTGGTCGAACAGGATTTCATCGGCAAAGCCCAGTTCCACAGCCTTCTTCGCGTTGAGCCAGGTCTCGTCATCCATCATGTGGGAAATCTTCGTGCGGGCCAGGCCACTCTTGATTTCGTAGGCGTTGATGATGCTCTCCTTGACTTCACTCAGCATACCGATGGTCTTTTCCATCTCTGCCTGGTCGCCATAGGCCAGGGTCGCCGGATTGTGGATCATCAGCATGGCCACAGGCGACATACAGACCTTGGTCCCGGCCATGGCGATGACAGAGGCCGCCGAAGCAGCCAGTCCGTCAATCTTGACGGTGACGTTCCCCGGATAATCCATGAGCATGTTATAGATCTGGGCAGCGGCAAAGCAGTCACCACCCGGACTGTTAATCCAGAGGGTGATATCGCCGCTGTCCGCATTCAGTTCTTCTTTGAATGCCGTCGGTGTCACTTCATCACCCCACCAGGTCTCGTCCGAGATCTGGCCGTCCAGGTACAGCGTCCGTTCACTGCCGAAGGCATCGGGGGCCGCATTGGTCACCCACTTCCAAAATTTATGTTTCATTCGTTTCTCCCTTCCGGGCAAAGGCCCCGGCATCCTTGAGCTTGGTCATGCTGCCGTTCACCAGGTACAGATTACCGCCTTCCTCATCGGGGACGGGATTCATGTCTTCCATCTCCCGGATATCGTTGGCAGACAGCCAGCCGTTCTGCCGGCCGATACTGTAACCTGTCATGCGGCTCTCGTAATCGCCGCGCATCAGGCCGTTGACGTTGAACTTGAGGAAATACTGCTTCTTTTCTTCCGGCAGGAACAGGGCTTTCTGCATGGCCTGCTCCCAGCGGATGACCCACGGGTCCAGGGTGTACTTTACAAATTCCATGGACTGCTGCTCGATGTTATTGAAGGAGCTTTTCTCCAGGTCCCCGATCATGTGCGGCGGGATGCGGTAGAGCCTTGCGATTTCGTTCAGCTGGAATTTCCGCGTTTCCAAAAACTGTGCTTCTTCCGGCGGGATGCCAATCTGCTGGTACTTCATGCCTTCTTCCAGCACAGCTACCTTATGGGCATTGGCACTCCCCTGATAGACAGCGTTCCAGGAATCCCGGACTTTCGCCGGGTCCTTGAGGACGCCCGGATGCTCTAACACACCGCTGGGGCTGGCACCGTTCGCAAAGAAAGAAGCGCCGTATTCCTCGCAGGCCATGGTCATACCTACGGCGTTCCGTGCCATGGCAATCGGCGAATAGCCGACCAGGCCGTCAAAGCCAAGGCCCGGGATGTGCAGCACTTCATACTTGCGAAGCGGCACCTGGCCATAAGGTTTGATGGCCGGATTCTCGTCGCTGGTCTTGGTGTAGATGTAATAAATCTGGCCGCTTTCATCACGGCAGACGGTCATCTTGTCCGGCCGCAGCGGGTAGAGTCCCTGCACCCGGCCTAATCTGTCGCGGATGATCTGGGCGTACGCATTGCCCCAGATCAGGAGATGGCTCATCAGGGTTTCCCGAAAGATGAACGATGTCATCTCCGGATTCGGCTCATCATGCAGGATGTGGTAAAGTGGATGGTCATAGACCCGCTCTTTCCCTCCCGGTGTGTAGCGGTAAAGCTGCAGCGGCAGGGCTGCCAGGGTTTCTGACAGGATGCGGACACAGGCATAGACCGCTGTCGTCTGCATGGCCGTAAACTCGTTGACGTTCTTGCCGCTGGTCGACGGGCCAAACAAATAGCGGAAATCTGTGCCAATATAATAGTCTTTTGGCTTATCCCGTGTCCGGAACAGTTTCGATAAGAATGGGATGTGCATAGAAGTCTCCTTCCGTTAAAACGAAATGACGCCCCGTTCGTCATAGACACTGCCGCTGCCTGTCCCGTTACGGATACAGCGGTCCAGGGCCATGATGCCGGCTACGATACCGTCGATCTTTTCGACGGATTTTTCTTTATCCGGCTTGATGTTCCCCGCCGGGTCCTGGCGCATGACCACGTTACCGGCCATCCACTTGAGGACGGGGTTGCCGCCGTGGATGATGTTCCCCTCCATCAGAAGCTTGAATAGTTCCTTTGAAGGGGGCGACATGTCTTTGAAACCCTGGCCAAAAGGGACCATGGTAAAGCCCATGTCCTCCAGATTCTGCACCATCTGGGTGGCGTTCCAGCGGTCATAGGCGATTTCCCGGATATTGTAGGTTTCACCCAGCTGCTCGATGAATTTCTCGATGAAACCGTAGTGGATGACGTTCCCTTCGGTCGTCTGGATGAAGCCCTGCTTCTGCCAGACATCGTAAAGCACATGGTCACGACGGCAGCGCAGCTCTAAAGTGTCTTCCGGTAGCCAGAAAAATGGCAACAGAATATATTTCTCATCCTCTGACCGTGGCGGGAAGGCCAGGACCAGGGCTGTGATATCTGAGGTGCTGGATAAGTCCAGACCACCGTAACACAGCCGCCCCTTGAGAGCATCGCGATTGATAGGGAGATTGCCTTTATCGTAGACCTGCTCCGGAATCCAGCGGATGCTGGCACTGGTCCAGATGTTCAATCTGAGCTGCTTGAACACATTTTCTTCTGCAGGATTCTCGACGGCGTTCTGATACGCTTCACGGACGCGGTCAATCTGGATGGTATGGCCAAGGGAAGGATTCGCTTTGTACCAGTTGGCTTCATCCGTCCAGTCCGCTTCCCCTTCCAGACCATAGACAACGGGGTAAAAGGTGTAGTCTTTCTTCCGTCCTGCCATCAGGTCCAGTGCTTTCGTGTGCAGTTCGTAGCAGATGCTGTTCTTATCGTTGCCCGCCGTCGTGATGATGAAAAAGAGCGGCTGCTCACGGGCATCGCCGGAACCTTTCGTCAGGACATCATAGAGCTTGCGATTCGGCTGGGCATGAATTTCATCAAAGACCAGGCCCGACACATTCAGGCCATGCTTGGTCCCTGTTTCCGCAGATAACACCTGGTAGAAACCGGCATTACGGTAGTTGATGATGCGCTTTCCCGCTGTCCTGATTTTGGAACGGCGCATCAGGGCGGGACTCATTTCGACCATCTGGCGGGCAACATCAAAGACAATGGACGCCTGGTTACGGTCACAGGCCGCGCCGTACACTTCGGCACTCGGCTCGTTATCGGCGTAGAGAAGGTAGAGTGCGATGGCCGCTGCCAGCTCTGACTTCCCGTTTTTCTTTGGAATCTCTATATAAGCCGTCAGGAACTGTCGCTTCCCGTTTTCCTTGACGATGCCGAAGAGATCACGCACAATCTGTTCCTGCCACGGCAGGAGCAGGAACGGCTGCCCGGCCCATTTGCCTTTTGTATGACAGAGATTTTCGATGAAGGCAACCGCCCTGTCGGCCTTGTCCTTGTCGTAATGGGAATCCGGCAGCATGAACGCTGACGGCTTATATACAAACGCCAAATCACTCACCCCCTTAGAATCAATTCCATTTCATCCACTTCTCGATCGCTGCTCGTGTCTTCTCCAATCATCCGGCTCCGGGCAGATGGCGTCAGGCCGAACTGCTCGCAGAACTTCAGCATGATTTTGAGGTTGGTCTGGGCGATGGACACCTGCGGTACCTGCTGCAGGTAGCCGTTCGGCGTCCGTACCATGTCACCGTGCTGGGTGATGAATTCCTCAGCCCCTTTCCAGCGGGCGTAGGCCTGACAGTAGCCGGCGAAGGCGGCACGGTCGATTTCCGTCAGCATCCCCATCTCGGCGAGAACTTTTCCGAGCCGCTTCCATTCTTTCTTGGCGTCGTCTTCCAGCCACTCCGGACAGCGCGGCAGTTTGCCCTTGGGCATGGGTTCTTTCTTATTGAGCGGCCGATGGCCGGGATTGCCCTCCAACACTTTGAGGGCTGTCGGTTTCGGCTTCCTTCCTCGTACTGCCAAGCCATACACCTCCTTTCCGTAATAAAAAACAGCCCCGCAGGGCTGTTTCCTATTTGCTGTTATTCTTCGTTCAGTTCCCTTTCCAGTTCTTCCAAATCATCTGCCTGACTGGCCAGCCAGGGGTCGATTTCTTCCCAAGTGTCGAAATCCGCTCTCGGAAATCCGTATGGGCTTTCCATGGTACCGTCCCCAAACTCGGTGAGCCAGAGGCTTTCGTCCGTGATTACATACCGGCCAAGGTAGTGGAAAAGGAAGATTGCACCATCAAGGTATCCCAGGGTCTTTTGTGCCTTTTCAGAAAGGTTCAGCGGCCAATCCAGTGCCACCGCTGTGACTCCGTATGCTCCGTCCAGGTTCTGTTTGTCGATTGCGTTCAAGTTTTTCATGTTTTTTCCTCGCTTTCGTGTGCTTTTTCTTTGGGGGTGTTCCCCTTTGGTCATGTATATATATCACTCTAAAGGCACATAATAGCAAGCTTTATATTGAGAATTTATGCATTTTATTAGGAATCCGGATGAGAAAAGAGGGCTGATTCCCAGCCCTCTTTTGGTTCCTGCTTCTTAGCGGAAGCTGATGGTCAGCATCCCGTTCCCCATCCACCAGCTGTTTTCTACCCAGGGGTCTTCCCTAAAAATCTGCTTTGCTTCCTTGATTTTTCTTTCCATGTCTTCTTTGCCGAACTGTTCGCAGGCGGCTTTCTTGCTGATTCTCTTTCCATCCAAGGTAATGATTGTTCTCATCGTTGTTTCCTCGCTTTCTTATGCTTTGATTGTTTTCCCTTTCGGTATGTATATATATCACTCTAAACGCATAATATAGCAAGTCATTTCTGATGGATTATTTGAGGATTTTCCACTCATCTACCCCCGGCACCAGACCAAGGCTGCAGCCCGTGTCCCATGCCACATGGATGGTTCCCATATCGTCGATGAACTGCACCGTCCCCTCCGTTCCTGAAGCGGGTGCCTGCGGGTCCTCCATATAAATCAGCTTTACCCGCATCCCGGCCATGCCTGCTTTACTGGTTTCCAGTGCTTTTTTCAGGATGGCGCGGTCGAAACCGAATTTCTGGTAATCCTGGTCCATCTGCTCATAATACCAAGGGAATGGCATCCCGCAGTGACGGTCTTCATGCATGATGTAGACCAGCCCCGTAATCGTCCCGTTTCCCGTTTGCACTTTGACATCTTTCTTGTAGTAGAACGTCGGGAAACCTTCGTAGCGGTCCAGCCGCTTTTCGTCGGCTCTGGAAATCATCCAGAGAGTGACCGGAACACAGCTCCCGGCCTTCGGTTCGATGGTAGCGTAGCAGCCCGTCAGCGAGCCTTTGAAAAGCAGCTCGTAGCCCTGAATGAATCCCGTCCCAACAAGGACGGCGTTGCGGCACCGTACGGCCATCTGCCGTTCGTCCATATTGCTCCCGTAAGCGATGTAGTATTTCTTCATATTGCTCATCCTTTCTGAAGGGAATGTCCTTCTACCCCCTTAAGGGCAGCCGGGGCTGCCCTGTGTGCGGTTTATCGTTCCCTTCAGGCGGCTGCGTGTCTCCATGCGGCGTTGCCCGTCAGGTTCTTCAAAAGGTGATGGCGGCAGGTCTTGAACTCGTCGCCAATCAGGCCGAGGCGGAGCATCCAGCAGCGGAAGGCGTATTTTTCATTGTCCGTTTCGGTTTTCCGCGCCGATGCTTTCTTCTGTGTCAGTGCCTGATGGGTCATGGCAAGGCAGAACTGGATGTAGGCTTTGATTTCACCGGCGTGAAGGGTGCCGTTGAAAAGGCGGAACTCGACGGTGCCTTTGGTAAAGGTGGCGTGGAGGTTCAGGCCGTGGTAGCGGCTACTGTTGTAATGCATGTTCCGTCCGCAGGGTGCTTCCATGTACCAGAGGTCGGCGAATTTTGCCATCGTCGCCGGCCGTTTCTTGTTCAGTTCTTTGAGGAACCGTTCGTTGGTCTTGCGGCAGTAGCGGTGTTCCCTGCCCGGGTTGATGCTCAGTGCGCGGTAGATCAGGTCTTCCTTGCTGTAAAAGACATTCACCAGATTCCGCAGGGTCTTCGGCGTGAACCGTTCCGCCCCCACATGGATGTGGATGCCGCAGGAGCTGTTGGCAAAAGCGCCGGCTCTGCGCAGGGTGCGGACGAGTTCCTGCAGGCTCGGGATGTCGTCGTAGGAAAGGATGGGGCTGACCACTTCGGTGCGGTAGTTCGTCGTTGCTTCAACAGTGCGTCCACCGACCTTCTTTTCAGGAAACAGGCTGGAGTCGTTCATGGCTTTCCATTTCCGGCCCTGTCCGTCTTCCGCAATGTAGGTGTCGTAGGCGCCGCCTTCGTGGTATTTGCGTCCCGTCCCGAAGAAGGTGGCCATCAGGCTGGCCGCCTTGCTGCGGGTGATTCCTGTCATTTCGATTTCAATGCCAAAGTGCTGTGTTTTCATAATTCTCTCTGTCCTTTCTATGTGTGCGTGTGTTCTTTCGGTACACTATATATCACTCTAAAGGCACACAATAGCAAGTCATTTTGAGAATAATTATGGATTAATTTTACCGGTTCCGGTGTGCTTTCACCCGCTCTGCATGACGCTTTGCTTCTTCTTCCGTGCGGAAGGCACTCCAGCCGTTGAGGTCCTTCATCAGGGCCATACGGGATTCATGGCTGGCTTTGGTTCCCATTCCGATGCGCAGGAGCCAGCTCCTGAAGTAGTACTTTTCGTTTTCCGGTTTCTTCACCGCAGGCTGTACCCGCTTTGCCTTGCGGGCCGCACTGATCAGGAAAGCGAAAAGTTCCACCATGGCCCGGTTCTTTACGGCGTTTCCCGTGTCGGCAAAGCAGAAGGTCGCCGATTCTTCATTAAGGCGGATACCCTTATTGCCGTTCTGACAGGTGCCATATACCTTGAAGAAGGAAGCGGCGTCCGTCAGTGTGGCTTCTTTCAGGGCCGTCACGCAATCTTCTGTAATGTGGAAGTTCTCGGAGCCTGCCGCGCGGTTCAGCAGGTACTGCTGAGCGCTGAGGGTGAAGATCAGGCTGCGGAGATGGATGCCGTCCATCCCGCCAATGGGAACACCGACTTCGATGGTTTCTGTTTCGGTTTCTGCTTCCGGTTCCACCAGCCCTTCCTCTTCGAGGAAGCGGCGCAGGGCCTGCTGCGTCTTTTCGTCATCGCATTCGATTTCCCCGCTTCGGAGGATGCGGAAACCGCTGCCTTCAAAGGCGAAGGTCGGAGTTCCTGCATAGTGCAGCTTTTCATTATGGTTGAAGGGAATCAGGCGTTTCGCCAATTCCTTGCGGTCGTCCAGATTGGTTTTGATGGTCATGGGTATGTACCTCCTTTTTTTGTTAGTACATATATCACTCTGAACGCCGATAATAGCAAGTCATTCTGGCAATTTAGTTCCTGTATCCTGAAAGAAATATGTGATGCCGGAAAGCACGAACCAGACGCAGGGAAGCGCCACGCCGTTACCCCACATCTTGTACTCTGCAGAGTCCCGGTACGGTTCTTTCAGCCATTTAATGATCTGGTTCCTTGTCTTTGGTTTCGTCGTTTTGCCCAGTGCCCTGCGGTGCGTCTCGAACACATCCTGCCAGAACCGGATATCCTCTTCCGTCGGGTTCTCCGTTGCAAGGCCGCTGCACCACCAGTCCGGGAATCCCTGGAGTCTTGCACACTCTGACGGCATCAGGCGCCGGACACGGGCATGGCTGTTGATGAGCGGCGGGTCCTTATAATCCGTAGCCACCAGGGAACTGGCCACTTCTTTTGCCGCCCGGGTGAAATGGGAATTCTTGCTGGCACTGTAGGTCAGCTCCACCACAGCGATGCCGCCCTGGTTGCTCCCCGGTACATTCCCCGAACGGTCGACGGTCCGGCATGTATCGCTTTCATAGACATGGTTGCGCATATTGCGGGTGCCGTCTGATGTCTGCCGCACATCGTAGGTCTTCTTCTCCTCGTCACCCCTGCCCTGCAGGACCAGCGGCTGGTTGTTGCCGCCCGTCCCGTACTGCGCCGTGAGTGACGGGTTCACAGAGAGCGGGCCTTTGTACCTGGCATCAGCGCCGTGGTTCTCAAAGACGCTTCCCGGAACTTCCGCAATGACTGGCGGATGATGGGCTTCTGCCCGCAGGGTGTTTGTCCGCTCTTTTGTGACATCCATATGGATGCCGCCCTGATCATTCAGGCAGATTGTGCCTGACGTTCCAGTGCCAGGCGCAAGATGCATGGCAGCATTCTGCCATGCTCGGAAGCCCTGCGCAGAATACCCTGACAGGCCCTCGGACTCAAATAGAACCTTTCCGGCACTTTGTCCATCAAAATCTGCGACAAGGTAGATGCGCTTTCTTCGCTGGGGAACGCCCCAGTATTGGGCATCGAGGACGCGCCAGGCCACAGAGTACCCGTTTCCCAGGATGCATCCCGCAGGCTGCCATCTGGCACAGCCAGCCACTGAAACCGCAGGGTCTTTGATGCGGCAGATTTCTTCGAGGACTGTCCGGAAATCCTCACCCTTGTTACTGGAGAAAGCCCCGGGGACATTCTCCCACACGATATATCTTGGATATTGTCCATTCGTTTCTTCCCTCATTTCCTTCACGATGCGCACTGCCTGATAGAACAGCGAGGACTGCGAACCGCCAAGGCCATCCCTTTTGCCGGCAATCGACATATCCTGGCAGGGACTTCCGAAGGTAATGATGTCTACCGGCTCGATTTGTGCGCCGTTTACGGCACTTACATCGCCGTAATGCTTCACAGATGGCAGCCGTCTCGTTGTCACGCGGATGGGGAACGGCTCGATTTCCGAGTTCCATACAGGACGGATGCCCGCCAGGATGGCGCCCAGTTCAAAGCCGCCACTTCCGGAGAACAGGCTGCCCAGCTTAATCTGTTCCATCATCTGCCACCTCCGCATACGGGATTTTCTTATCCCCGCGCAGGACAAACACACCCGCGTCCCCACATTCGCTGATGTAGCGCCTGACGATGACGTCGACAAACTTCTCGTCCAGCTCGATGCCGTAACAGATGCGATTCGTCTGCTGGCAAGCCATGAGCGTAGAACCGGAACCTAGGAAGGGGTCCAGGATGATGCAGTGGCTCATGGACGAATTCTGTATGGGGTACGCCATCAGGGCTATAGGCTTCATGGTAGGATGCTCCTTGCTGGCTTTTGGCCTGTCGTATTCCCAGATGGTCGTCTGCTTGCGGTCGGAATACCATTGGTGCCTGCCGTTCAGCTTCCAGCCAAAAAGACACGGTTCATGCTGCCATTGGTACGGGCTGCGGCCCAGCACCAGGGCGTTCTTCTTCCAGATGCAGCAGCCGGACAGGTAAAAGCCAGCGTCTTTGAATGCCTTACGGAAGTTCAGTCCCTGGGTGTCGGCGTGGAACACATAGATGGAAGCATCCTGCTCCATGTTCTGTTCCATATTGACGAAGGCCGCAAAGAGAAACTGGTAGAACTTATCATCCGGCATATTGTCGTTCTTGATCTTGCCGGCTGTTTCTTCCACATCGACGTTATACGGCGGGTCCGTCAGCACCATGTTGGCCTTCTTCCCCGCCATCAGCCGTTCATAGGTTTCCGGCACCGTCGCATCGCCGCAAATGACGCGGTGATCACCGAGGAGCCAGATATCTCCCGTTCTAGCGAAGGTCGGCTTTTCCAGTTCGCCATCCATGTCGAAGTCATCTTCCTTGATTTTCTTGTTGTACACTTTTGAGAAGAGCTGTTCGACTTCCGGTGCTTCAAAGCCTGTCAGGTCGACGTTGAAGTCGACGCTCTGCAAATCGACGATGAGGTCGGCCAGGAGCTGTTCGTTCCAGGCACCTGTGATTTTATTGAGCGCGATGTTGAGCGCCTTGACCTTATGCTCATCCTCGATATGGACAACGACACACTGGACTTCTTCGTAGCCCAGGTTCTTCAGCACGTTCAGGCGCTGATGCCCGCCGATGACGGTCATGTCGTAGTTGACGATGATGGGTTCCACGTAGCCGAACTCCTCGATGGACTTCTTGATTTTTTCATATTCTTTGTCCCCAGGCTTCAGCTGTTTTCTGGGGTTATAGGCTGCCGGCTTCAGCGACCCGACAGGCAGCATCTTCCATTCCATATCCGATGTCTTCACACGCTTGCTCCTCTCTGAAGGCAGCCGCCACCGCCCGGCCATAGCCGGCGAGGTGGTGCCACCTGCAATAATTCCGTACGCTGTCTCGTGACAGCTTGGTCTTCCTGGCGATGGCCTTATAGCCCATTCCCTGCTTCCGCATGGCGGTTATCTGCCGCCGCTGGCAGTCGTTCATGACAGGCTCCTTTCACACAACAAAAAAGCTCCGGGCCACCATGGGCCTGGAGCAGGATTATTTAATTTCAGATGCCGGGTTGCAGTAGTCAACACTTTTTGGACACGACTACATAAAAATTAATCACTTATTATTTTGGTTTTATACATCCAAGAGCAGTGCCTTGGACAGCGTTGCTGGAATCGCAGGACATCAGATGCCTTAGATTTGGACGCCATCAACAGATTATGCGACATGTGCTTCTCTGTACTGCTTTGGAGTAAGATAATTCAGCGAATACGCTGGACGCTCTTCATTGAAAAACACAATGTAGTCGTCGATTTCCTGCTTTACTGGTTTTTCACCGGTGACATGGAGATCCATAAACAGCTCAGCTTTAATCCAGCCGTTAATGGACTCCATGGCAGCATTATCCGTAGGCGTTCCAGCGCGCGACATGGAGCGACTCACATACATGGGCAGAAGCTCGTTATACGCCTTCGAGGCGTAAACGGAGCCTTGGTCACTATGAAGAATCATCTTGTATTCAGGATGAGCCTTCTTGAGTTCGAGAAGATTTTTCAATCCGCTTATGTATGTCATCCGGTCTCCACGCTTCGCTGACAGGGCATAGCTGACAATCTCATTGTTCCAGAGGTCCATGTACAAGGTCAGCTCGTAGTAGATACCCTTGACACAGAACGCGGTCATATCGCTGACAATGCACTGAAGCGGTCCGTCAATGCTGAGTTCTGCGGAAAGCAGATTCGGGAATATTCTTCCCGGATTGCCTGGCTTCTTATACTTGTAGTGCTTTGCCTGGCTCTTAATTCCCGCAATCCTGCAGCATTTGTGCGCATACGGATCCGAAAAGGCAGCACCGGTATCCAGACGAATCTTGGCATTCAGCCACCGGTAACCATGAGAAGGATACTTCAAATGGTATTCCGTAAACAACTGGATGTTGTCAAGCAGACTCTTGGTTCTTGGCGCGGGGGCTCCGAGATGCTTCTTCCAATAATAGAAGCTGCTGCGGTTCATCTCCATGGCTTTACATAGGAGCTTCACGGGGAATTCCCCGGATAACTCAAGAATTACTTGGTATTCTTGCTGCTGTAGCGAATTACCGAACCATCTCCCTTCACTTCGTAACCTTTTTTTAATCGGGCCTCCGCTATGCGTGCTTTGACCAGCTCCTGAATCAGTTCGTCTTTCGACATGGATTCATAGGCTTCGAGATTATAAGGTTCAGACTTGGTTCTTTCTTGAATAAATTTCTTTTCTCTGAAAAGCTGCGGACCCTTTTTAGGGGCCAATTGATTCTCATCGCGGTACATTCTCATGTAATCTCGAGCTGTCGAGGAACCGATGCCGTACTGCTTGGCTGCTTCATACTTGGTAATCTCACCGTCATAGATGCGACGGCCTATATCCAAGCGTTGTTCTTTGGTGTATTTCATAGTAAGCCTCCTGGTCTAAGCAGGGAATAACGGGTGTTTAGAAAATGCATATCTTCGTAAGCGGTAGATAAAACGGTGGATTTACGCAGTCTCATTAATATGCCACAATATTCATAGCTAAAATCAATCCTAAAGGAGTTGTGTCTATGAATATTAGAGAAGCTAAATCAGCAGTTGTAGCTGAAAAATGGCGGAAGTTAATTCTGCTACGTTATGAAGAAGGTGGCATCGTAGAAGACTTTTGTAAACGCCACGGCTTTAATCAATCTACGTATTACAAATGGCTTAAACGTTTGCGCGAAGATCTACTTAAAGAGCAGCCTGCTGTGCAATCCAAATTCGTCCAGGTACGGCCGAAAAAATCTACACCCGCAGCTCAATCACAAATAACAGCACCAGTTAAGCCAGCGGATTCCATTACCCCTTGTATGCAAATTAATATCACAACCACCGATGGTGCTATTCGAATCGATGTAGATGCTACTACGCCACCGGCTTTACTAGCTCAAACATTAGCTACACTGAAAGGCATAAATCCTTATGGAGATTAAACTGTCTTTTACGAAGGTGTACTTAGCTTGTGGTTACACCGACTTACGCAAATCCATAGATGGTTTGTCTTATCTCGTTTCGCAGAACTTTAAGCTCAATCCAACAGAGCCAGCTCTTTTCTTGTTTTGTGGGCGACGACGTGATCGAATAAAGGCTTTGCTATGGCAAGACGACGGCTTTCTTCTTATGTATAAACGTTTAGAAAATGGTCGTTTCCAATGGCCGAGAAAGCCTCAAGATGTACTCGAAATTAGCGAGCAGCAGTATCGTTGGTTAATGGAAGGATTAGCTATAGAGCAGCCTAAAGCTCTCAAAAAAATCACTACAAAATACAGGTTCTAAATGGCCATAAACCCAGGTATTTACTGGATTTATTGGCCATTTTTTGGTATAATTAAAGCATAGATTTTATCAAGAAAGGAGGGGGGCAAATGGCCGACTTAACGATGAAAGAGTTAGTTCAAACCGTGCTTAATTTACAAAAACAGGTCGCTGTGTTAAACAATACATGCGAAGCTTTAAAGAAAGAAAACGAAGCGTTACGAGCAGAAAATGAACAACTTAGAGCAGAAAATACTGTCTTGAAGAATCGTGTTAATGAACTAACCAATATCATCATCAAATTAAGAAAACGCCAATTTGGAACCTCCTCAGAAAAAATTGCACCTGGTCAAGAATCGTTATTCGATGAGGCTGAAGTATTAAGCATACCTGCAGAAGTTAGAGAGATTACCGCTGAGATTCGTAATGCGCAGCCTAAGAAAAAGAAGTCTCGTGTTAGCAAGGAACAGCTTTCACCGAATATACCAGTCCGTGAAGAGATTATCGACAACGGTCCACAGAATTGTTCTGTATGCGGCACCACTATGACACCGGTTGGTCAGGAATATGTGTACTCGTATGTAAAATATATCCCGGCTAAGTTAGAACTAATAAAGGTAATGCGAGTAGCTTACGAATGTAGAACGTGTCGTAAGAATGGTACGCCAAACATAGTAAAATCAGATGTACCTAAACCAGTCATTCCGCACTCCTATGCATCGCCATCCCTTTTATCTTGGGTGCTTTGCCAAAAGTACGAAATGAGTATGCCTCTATACCGTATTGAAAAGGAATTAGCTCAATTAGGTTTGGCGATTCCACGATCGACTTTGGCTAATTGGTGTATCATAACAGCCAACGAATATTTAGCACCTATCTTCAAAGGCCTAAAATCACTGTTACTTACCGAACCTTGCATTCATGCTGATGAAACGCCGGTTCAAGTACTTAACACAGGTACGGAGAAAAAGAAGAAAAAGTGCTACATGTGGTTGTTTGCAGCCGGTCAATATGGTGCATATCCTGCTATTCGCCTATTCGAGTATCAGCCGACTCGAAAAAGCGATGTGGCAACTGAATTCCTTAATGGATTCAATGGATATCTTCAAACCGACGACTACCAAGGCTACAACCATGCACCGTGCTCCCAGCGAGTATTATGTTGGGCGCATGCACGGCGTAAGTTTGTTGAAGCTAAGGATGCTGCACAAGAAGATACGGCTACATTAAAATATGCTGAAACAGCTCTTCAATATATTGGCAAGCTGTTTGCTTTAGAAGATAAATTCAGCACAATGACCATAGATGAGCGTTATGAAGCACGTCTGCAACAGGAAAAGCCCCTGTTGGAGGCTTTTTGGGCATGGGCAGAATCTGTAAATACATCAAGAGAAGCCTTTTTACCCAAATCGCCACTGTCAGTAGCATTGAGATATGCATTGAAGAACCGAGCTGAATTAGAGAGTTACTTAGAAAGTGGCTATTGCAGCTTGTCCAACAATCTTGCTGAAAATAGCATCCGCCCTTTTACTATCGGCCGTAAGAATTGGTTATTCAGTTCTAGTGCAAAAGGCGCCAATGCCAGTGCTTTGATCTACAGTTTAGTTGAAACGTGTCGTAAATCTGGCATATCCCCACAAGCTTACTTTGAATACTTGTTAGCGCATGCACCTAACGAAAATTTCCAACTAAATCCAGAACGAGTAGAAATTTATTATCCGTGGTCAGAAACCATAAAAGAACATTGCACTCCATATCCCGTTGCCCCGTAGGGCGGCGGGATTTTTATATAAAGGTAGAGTTTCGTAGAGTTTCGTAGAGTTTGTAAGAGTCTCTACGGAACTCTACAAAACTATCTCTTTTTTTCTACACCTTTTTATCTACCGCTTACATATCTTCTGTCTTGATTATACATTTTCTGTGTCCAAAAGTTACCCCCTTCGTGTCCAAAATAAGCTTACCACTTCACTTACCACTTCAGGGTATCCCCCCTTATGAATTTCGCGTTTTTTCACGTTTGAGGGGGCGGCGGTCATGGACGGAAGGGCTGCAGAGATTTGCATCCCCCCGCCCTACGGACGGATTCAGTACTTGTACTCGATGTTCCGGTCTTCGGTCATCGTCTTATGGTCATGACAGCTCTTGCAAAGGGGCTGCCAGTTCGTTTCGTCCCAGAACAGTTTCTCATCACCGCGATGCGGTTTGATATGGTCAACGACCGTTGCTGGGACGAGACGGCCTTTTGCTTTGCAGCGGATGCACCAGGGATGACGTTTCAGGAAAAACTTCCTGGCCTTCTGCCACACTCTCCCGTAGCCACGCAGCACCGCGTTCTTCCGTTCACCCTGGCACTGCCGTTCATGTTCCTCACAATATTTTCTTCCATACGGCACCAGCCTGGGGCAGCCCGGATATTTGCAGGGCCTCTTCGGTCTTCTGGGCATTTACATCATCTCCGGCATCAAAAAAGGACCGATGGCGTTCAAGCCTCGGCCCTTCATTCTTTTCTTGCTGATTATAGTATATCTTACAGAAGCCAGTGACATCAAGTGCTGCTTTAGTGACATTCAGTGACATTCGCCAGAAATCTCGATGTGTTTCAGGGCTTCGTCATGCAGGCGGTACACCTGGCGGACATGAAGTCCGAGGGCATCGGCAATGGATGCCCAGTCCTTGAAAGCCAGGTAGCGGAGTTCCAGGATGACCCGTTCCCGGGCATCCGGAATCCGGCTGATGGCTTTCATGATGTCTGCCTTGAGTGCGACCAGGACGTCGATGGCTTCATCCACTTCCTGTTCCATATCCATCATACGGGCGATGGTTTCTTCCAGACGGTGCGGATTGGGTGTCCCGCTTGGCGGCACCGGGCTGAGTGTCGATGACGCCTTGATAGCCAGCTGCCGCAAAGACGATACCTGATCCAGCTTGCTGTCTATCTGTATGTTGATGTTCCGTGCCTGTTCCAGGTACGCCTTGGCTTCCATACGCTTTTCTTCTCCTTCTGTTTCCTGTTTCATAGTATACCCCCATTTTCTGTTTCCGTCATGCCCAGGTCAGCCTTTACGGCTTCAATCAGTGCGGCCTGGGTTCCGTCTTTGTGTTTCAAGACGTTCAGGATGCGTTCGTCAATCGTGTCCTTGGCTACGATGTGCTGTATGATGACCGTCTTGTCCGCCTGCCCCTGCCGCCAGAGCCGGGCGTTGGTCTGCTGGTACAGCTCCAGGCTCCAGGTCAGGCCGAACCAGATCAGGATGGAACCGCCTTGCTGCAGGTTCAGGCCGTGTCCGGCAGAAGCTGGATGGATGAGGGCCACAGGAATCTTTCCTGCGTTCCAGTCGGCGAAATCCTGCGGCTCCTTCAGTTCCCTGGCTTCCATCCGCTCCCGGATGCGGTCCTTATCGTGCTTGAACCAGTACGCCACCAGGACTGGCTTGCCGTTGGCACTTTCTACCAGGTCTTCCAGGGTCTCCAGTTTACGGTCATGGATATTCACGACGTTCTTGTCATCTGTGTAAATGGCGCCGTTCGCCATCTGCGAAAGCTTCAGGGTAAGCGACGCGGCATTGGCAGAGGTGACCTCGCCGTCTGGAAGCTTCAGTACCAGGGACTTCTTCAGTTCGTCATACCGTTCCTTCTCCTTTTCACTCAGTCTGACTTCCTTCGCTACGCTCACCAATTCCGGCATCTCCAGATAATCTGTTGCCTTCATGGACACAGTGATGTCGGCAATCTGGTGATAGATGGCTTCTTCCGCTCCCGGCAGTGGCTTGTAGGAATACACCACCATGCCGTTGCGTTTGTCCGGCTGGAAGTAGAGGTTCCGGTACTGGCTGATATATCTTCCCAGACGCTCTCCCATATCCAGGATGCGGAACTCAGCCCAGAGGTCCATCAAGCCATTGCCGCTGGGCGTCCCTGTAAGGCCGACGATGCGTTTCACTTTAGGACGCAGGGCCTTCATGGCACGGAACCGCTTCGACTGGTGGTTCTTGAAACTCGACAGCTCGTCCAGAACGACCATATCGAAATCCAGGCGGCTGTTCTCATAGAGCCAGGCCAGGTTCTCGCGGTTCACGATATAGATATCCGCATCCTGCTGCAAAGCCCGCCGCCGTTCTGCCACGGTTCCCACGACCACACTGCAGGTCAGCTCTTTCAGGTGATTCCACTTCCTGAGTTCATCCGGCCAGGTGTCTCTCGCCACCCGTAGCGGAGCTACCACCAGCACCCGCTTAACTTCAAAGGCGTCATACATGAGGTCACGGATGGCCGTCAGCGTTGTCACCGTCTTGCCAAGGCCCATATCCAGGAACAGGGCTGTAATGGGATGGGACTTGATGTATTCGATGGCGTATTTCTGATAATCATGCGGCATGAACTTCATGCACCTCCGCCCCCTTTCCCATCAGGCATGTGGGCGATAGCCTTCAGGACTGCGGGAATATCCTCCATGGCATCCAGGACGAATACCTGGTAGCCCAGCCGTCGCAACATGGCATGGCGCTTCAGCTGCAGCGGCCTTGGCTTCTGCCCCGGCGCCTTTACTTCCACAAAGCCCATCTTCCCATTAGCCAATAGAATCAAGCGGTCCGGCATACCTGCAAATGATGGCGAAACAAGCTTCACTGCCTTACCGCCAGCCTTCTCCGTTTCCATCACCAGGTGGTGTTCGATTACTTTTTCTCGCATATTACTCACCTCTTTTTTATAGGGGTGCAGGTCGGTGAAGGTCGTTTCATAAACTTCCCTTAAAGACATTTTTTCTATTTTTCAGCCCTAAAGGGGGTTTATATATTGACCTGCACCGACCTGCACCCTTCCCTTTTTCTTACAGGAAATCTGTGACTTTCAGCTTCAGCCCATAAATGAAATACCCGGCTTTCCGCTTACGCCTGTCAAACCCAGTTTTCTCTAATGCTCCGTAAAAATCCGTCGTACTGCGGGTATACTCGTTCATCTGCTGGCAGTACAGCCGATAGGCCGTATAAAGTTCCCCGGACTTCTCGCTGAAAGAGGCATCTTCTTCACAGCAGTCATCCAGGAAATGCCGAAGCCAGTCATTCTGCCCGCGGTATTCATTGATGGCAGATGCGACGCAATCAGGCGTATCCAGGTGATAGTTCTTGGCAATGACCCTCTCCGCCCCTTCGATAATCCACTGCAGGATGGCAGGACCGGCTTTCTCCACCAGGTAGTCTGCGTAGTTCTTGATGTCGTTCTTCCCTTCGAACTGGGCCTTGAAGGGCATGACGATAAGACGCCGCCATGTCCCTTCGTCATTGGCTCCCACCCTGGGCAGGTGGTTCGTGTAGAGAACCAGCGTGTGTGTCGGTACGAACTTAAAAGGATCCTTATACTTCTTTTCGCCGCTCACTTCATCCGTTGAGCAGAGCTGTTTCAGGATGGACGTAGAAAGCCGGACGCCTTCTTCCATTTCGGCGGCAATGATCATGCGCTTCCCCTTCAGCTCCGCCATTTCCGGACGGACGTTCCGCTTGCAGCCTGCCGTCAGGGCATCGGCAGAGATGCCGCCGCAGTAGCTGCCAAGGACGCGGGCCAGGGAATTCCAGTAGGTCGACTTGCCGTTGCGGCCGTCGCCGTACGCGATGACCAGGGCTTCTACATAGACTTTGCCGATAGCCATGAGACCGCTGATTTCCTGGGCGTAGTCGATGAGCGCCGTATCGCCGGTAAAGAACTGCCGGACGGCCTGTTCCCAAATAGCTTTCCCTTCGCTGCCCGGGTCTACAGAGGTACATTTCGTGATGAAGTCCGTCGCTCGGTGTTCCTGCCGTCCCCGCATCCCTTTCCGCAGATCATATGTATAAGACGGGGTGTTCAGCAGGAATTCATCTGCATCCAGTGCCTGGATAGGCATCTGGACCATGGGTTTCAATGCCTGCAAGGCCGACAGGATATAGCGCATATCGCGGCGTTTCAGGACAAACTTCCGGTACGCTTCTGCGGCAAGGTAGGCGGCGTAGGCTTTGGCCTGCTTTTCCTCGATCATCTTTTCCAGGTTCCGTCCGCCCTTACGGATGATATCTTCCGAAATCCCTGTCCCTGCTAATTCCTTGAGTGCCTGCTCGGACTGTTCATTAGCATCAGCCAACTGCAAATCCAGGAATTCTTCCGCTGCACCGACCGCTGCCTGCCGCGATTCTTCCCAGCAGATGCCATCGTAGCGGATGAAATCCGTGCTGTCGGTGTAGCGCAGCTCGTTGCCGTATTCTCTGGCGATGACCTTGGCCTGGCCGATATCCGAATAATCCTCCGGCCGCAAGGAGTCCCGGGTGCCGAAATCGTTGTTGTATTCATCCGGGCTGACGTAACCTTCCTGCTTTGCGATGCGCTTGCCGAACCGTACGGCACTGCCCCAGATAGTGTTCAGCTCGGTGTCGGGAAGCGGCGGGTCGCACTTTTCCGCTTCGTCGAGGAAAATCTGGTACGCCTTTTCCGTCGCCCCGTAACGTTTGATGACGCGGCCGGCAAAACGGCTCATGGTGCTGTTCCGGCGTCCGGCCGGGATACTGCGTGACTCGGTATCTCCCACTTTGAGTACCTGGTCGATTGTCATTTCCCCGTCCTGCCACAATACTTTCTCGACAGGGCAGCCATAGATGAACCGGGCTGCATCGAGAGCCGCTTCATCGAAGAAGGGATACGCCCGGTGGATTGCCCGTTTCAGTTCTGTATAGTGCTGTTCATCCGTAATATCCGGAATCCCGAAATAAGTATGGAAGCGCGGTCTGGCACACTTCCCGTCCTTGGGTTTCATGTGATTCCTTGATGGCACGACGGCCACCGAGACTTTCGGCAGTATGGCCAGGAGCTTTTCCATGGAAATCCAGTCAGCAGGATTCTCCGAGTGGGTGTTGTCACAATCCATGACCAGGACGTCGGCGGAGAGGAAATTCTCCCGCTTCCGATAACAATCTTTGAAGGCTACGCAGACATGATCGAAGGCGGCTGCCGCCTTCAGGTCCTCGGCACAGCTGATTTTCTGCTGCCTGGGATAGCGGCAATTCGCTTCCACGCCAGCAAAGTCTGACCTATAAAGTGTAAAATCCATCTTATTTCACCTCGTTAATATACCGAATTGGTTTTCCTTTTCTTTGGGCGTACTGGATTTCTTTTTCCATTCCCGCCGAAATCACATCGCCAAAGACCCAGAGTTCGACGCAGCGGGACAATAGTGCGATATCCATAAAGAGTGCCAGTTCCCGTTCCGATTCTTCATCGAGGAACTGCGGTAGATACAGATGCGGTGCCAGAGGGATACATCCCTGGTCTACCGTATAGCGGCAGTAGGCACAGGCCTTCCGGATATTTTCTTCCACATCCCCAGCATAGGGCGAACACACGTACACAACAGGCATGAACGGGAACCTTTGGGGTTCCACGTTCCTGATTGCCTGATACGCTGTCGGGTCCGGATAATACTCTGCATTACGTTTCGGATTGTTTTCCATGCAGTTCCATCCACCCCTCCGCACATTCATCGCACAATACTGCCGTTCCCACCAGGTCAGCGTCACTGTCTGACAGGACATCCTTCAGATTGACAGGTACTTCCCTGCCACAGACCGGGCAGCGGCAGAAGACGTTTTCGTCATTGATTTCGACCGTCACATCGACACCATCCTTAAGTGGTTCTTTTACGTAAAACATGATTCATCCCTCCAGTTCCGTTTTGTAATAGGTCATGAGCATCTGCTTGCGCTGCTGGAAATCCGGGCAGGAATACAGCAGGCCGTAATCCAGGTGCTGCAGCCGATCCAGAGCATGGATCTGCTGTGCAGTCAGATAAGGCCGGATGCTCTGCCCTTTTTCGATGCCGTTGGCCAGCCGGAATTGCTTGGCAGACATCCCCAAGACGATGCGGTTCAGCATGTCACATTCATTGCTGAAGTGGTACGGCTTCGGACTTTCATGCAGGCGACAGATCATGTCCGTCAGCATCGGGAATTCCTGCCGGGCAGACAGGAGCGACCGAATGCACTGCTCCATCTCGTTGAAACGCTGGATATAGAGTTCCTTGAAGTGCATCGCCTTCGAGCCTGTGTAGCCCATGACCAGCATGGTGAACCCATCGCGGGTCAGCAGGTAACGTGGCAGTTTTCTTCCCCTGGCATCACGATATGTATTGCCCTCAAAATTGAGTGCAATGAATTCTGGGCTTAATCCAGAATTGGATGCAGTGATTCGTCCGATATCACGCAGAACGTTATAATGCTGTTTTTCAAAAGTCGCTGCAACAAACAGGCTGTCGACCCTTGGTACACCTCTCTGATCAGCAAACACGCCAAATTCATCTTCTGGAATCAAAAACTTCATAGCGAATCCCGCCTTTCTTAAAATAAATATCCGAGGAAATTCCCTCTGATAGTGAAAGGACAGGAATCACTATGTTAAGTACCGGGAAATCAATCTTTTTTATAAAAATCACATTCGTAGCCATCAGCCCGGAGCAATAGCCCTTCGGCCCAGGGAGGTGTCCGTCCCATCTGCTCGCAGATGGCATCGACACTGGCATCCCGGCTGCATTCGATGATCAGTTCATCATGGACATGGCCGACGATGGCACAGCACCGCAAGCGTCTGCATGGCATAGCAGAGGATATCCCGGCTGATGCCCTGGACGATGTTTTCCACGAACTTCGGGCCGTAGCTTTCCAGCCGTTCCCACTTCTTCGTTGCGCCGACGCCCTCATAGGTGACGGATTCCCCGCCGAAACGGTTCTCGCCTATCCGGGGCTTCACATAGGAAAGCCGCCGTCCGCTTGGGAGCTGTATGAACAGCATGCCGCTCTGGCAGAGGAAGCGGATGCAGCCGGCCCGCATGGGGATATGTTCCTTGATGGCCGTCTTCACGGCGGCATCCACCTGCCACCAGAAATCGACGATGTGCGGATTGGCCGACCGCCAGGACTGCACCAGAGGATACAGCTCATTTTCTGTAAGGCCCATGTCCAGGGCTCCCATGGCCTTCAGCGCACCTACAGAGCCGCCATAGCCCAGGGCCAGTTCTGCGATTTTTCCTTTCTGCCGGAGATACCCGTTGACGCCATGCTTTTCCACGGGAACGCCGAACATAGAGCTGGCCGAAGCACAGTAAATGTCACCATTCCTGGCAAAGACATCCGAACGCCATGTTTCTCCTGCCAGCCACGAAAGCACCCTGGCTTCAATGGCCGAAAAGTCCGCTACGGCAAACTTCAGCCCCTTCCGTGGCACAAAGGCCGTACGGATCAGCTGGGAAAGGACATTGGGAATGGAATCATACAGGAGTTCCAGGGCTTCATAATTTCCCTGGCGTACCAGTTCCCTGGCTTCCGAGAGGTCCGGCAGATGATTCTGGGGCAGATTCTGCAGCTGGATGTGTCGGCCGGCAAACCGACCAGTCCGGTTGGCTCCATAGAACTGGAACATCCCTCTGGCCCGGCCATCCTCGCAGGCCGTCATCCCCATGGCCTGGTATTTTCGGACCGATGACTTGGCCAGCTTCTGCCGGAGCAGCAGCACACTGCGAAGCGGTTCTTCTGCCGTCTTCAGCAGTTTCTGTACCTGCTTCTTGCCCAAGGAATCCGTCTTCATCCCATGCTGTTCCAGCCAGCCGATCATCTGGATGACGGAGTTCGGGTTCTCCAGGCCCGTCTTTTCCTTCAGCATAGCCATCAGGCTGTCCCGGCTGCGGGCATCGATGACGATGGCATTTTCAGCCAGCGTCCGGTCGATGGCGATGCCCCGGTCATTGATTTCCTGGTCGAGATGATATTCATCCCATATCGGTTCCGGGACGGGATACTTCTTCAGCCGCTCCTGGATGGCCATTTCCACTTCCACATCCCGTTTGTTGTAGGACTTAAACAGTATCCATTTATCCGGCGCATGCTGAGGAAGGTTTCTTGTCCTGCCGCCATTCGATTTGGTTTCCTTACAGGGAACGCAGAAATAGCGGATCAGGTCTTTGCCTTCCTTCATCTTCTGGCTGTCCAGCTTCAGCACGGCTCCTGCGCCTTCCAGGGAAAGGGGCAGGCCCATATAGGCCGACCAGATCATAGAGCATTTCCATCCTGCCGGATTGAGGAACCTGGCACAGTCCTGGAAAAGCGGATGATGGTCACGGAACGGGTCCAGGCTCATCCCCAGGTCACACAGGTAGCGCGACAGGCAGACCCGTTCAAAGCTGGCATTGAACGCCCACTTGGTAACGGATTCATCGGTCAGGGCATCCAGGATAGCGTTGGGGATACGCTCTCCCTGCGCCAGGTCAACGACCTGCACTTTGCCGCCGTCCACCGAATATCCAAAAAGAAGAATTTCAAAGGCTGGCGATTCGGCATATTTGTACACGCCGCATTTTGCCAGATTGATATCGCTGAATGTTTCAATATCGATACTGATGGTTTTCATACGCTTCACCTCGAAAAAACGGCGAGGCACAAGGCCCCGCCGCTATTCACTACTACTTATTTCCGGAAGGCTTCCATCTGCTTGCGGTGGTACTCTTCTTCCCGTTCATCCCGGTGCCGAGCCATTTCTTCATCCCGCTGGTCTTTTTTGATATCCGTATAGATCATAGCCACGAAGAATCCTCCGGCGCACAGTGCAACCAGGCAGTACAGGCCATCCAGAATCAGTCTCATCATAGTTTCCATAATCGCACCTCCTTATGCCAGGAAATCATCATCGTCAGCCGTAGCAAAGTCATCTTCTGCACGCGGCTTGCCGCCAAGGGGTTCACCGTCACGGATTTTCTGCAGGTTGTTCAGGCCGCAGGCGATACCCTTGTTGCCATTACTGTTGAAGGCATAGAAGTTGATGGATGCACGGCCATAGACGCCGGAGTAGACCTCAGAGCGTTCCAGGATATGCTGGCAGTCAGCATCAACGATGCCCGGCTTGGTCGCCGAGTTGGCATTGACGAAGAAGCTGTCTTTATAGGCATCATCGCCCGGGCGTTCCAGGTCGCCGTCACGGAGCGGCGTTTTGATGGCTTCGAGAGCCGGTACAGTGCGGCCATTGCCCTTGAGCTTGCTTTCGCCTTCTTCGTAAGCAGCCTTGATGGCAGCGCGGATTTTTTCTACGGTCTTTGTATCCGACTTAGGGATGATCAGGCTGACGCTGTATTTCGGCGTACCGCCGTTGATGGACTTCGGTTCCCAGACGTTGGCGTAAGACCAGCGCGTATTGACTCCGGTGATTACCTTGCACGGATTGACGTAGTTGTTAGACATAGTAGTTTCCTCCTTAATTTGCAGCGTTAAAATCATCAGCCGCCGTATGCATCGCCGGACGCTTGTCCGATTCCGGTACCAGGACCGGTTTTCCCTGCGGCTTTTCGACTAAATTTGACAGCAGTTCTTCGAACCGCTTCTTGCCGAGCTGTTTTGTCATTGCCGTGATGCCGAGCAGCTTCTTTTCATATGGGTCGAAGCCCGCTTCTTCCACTTTGGCGGCGACTGCTTCTTCACTTACGTAGCGGCGGTTCGACCGGCCTTCGACCAGTTTCCATCCGTCCCACTGCTTGCCGGAAAGGGCCTGCTGCAGTGCGTATTCCTTGACATCCCCGGCCCAGTTCACCAATTCATCGGCCCTCTCCAGGACGGCTTCGATTTCTTCATCCTGCAGCGTGGACGGGACGGCAAAATCATACTGGGCCAGTTCCAGGTTGTACTCGGCCCGCTTGCGGCAAGTCGCCTTGATCTTGCAGAAGCGGCAGTGGTCACCGGCTTTATATTCGCCCTCACCTTTCGCCGCCAGTTCTGCCGCAGGCTTCAGCACCGTTTCGGCCCACTGGAGCAGTTCTTCCTTGCTCATGGTGCAGGTGCTGACGTTGTCCCGGCGGGGCTGGAAGATAGTCATGGACACCTGGCGGATATCATAGATGCCATCAAACAGGTTCAGCGCACCGAGGGCATAGCACATCATCTGCGGATTCTTCTCGGAATCCACCAGGACTCCCAGGCCATGCTTGTAATCGATGACTGTCAGGGTATCGTCGGCTACGATGAGGCAGTCGCCTGTTCCAAAACCGCCTGGCACCCACTGGGAAAAGTCCAGCCGCTGTTCGATCATGATCATCGGGTCCTTGCAGGATGCTTTGGCTGTGGCCAGGCATTCCATGACGAACTGCGCGTATTCATCAGTGCATTCCGCCATCTCCTCATCAAAGAACGTGAGTCCCTTCGTCGGGTCTTCCAGCTTCTGCCCCAGCGCCGTCTCCACCTTGAATTCACAGAGCGTATGGGCATCCGTTCCCTGGCGGGCGAATTCACTGGAGGTATCCGGCAGCTTGGCACATTCCTTTGCAGACGGTGGGCAGGCCAGCCAGCGGTAGCAGGAAGATGCGGACAGCACCGCATGTTTATCCGGCATGTCCAATCACCTCCAGTTCCTTCAGGAACGCTTCGTACTGTGCTGCATCAATACCGGACAGCTTGTCCGCCCCATATTTCTGGATGAGGCTGCGGACTTCTGCGGTGAATCCCTTGCGGGCCTTGTCGGCAGCGACTTTGCGGACATCTTCCAGTGTCAGCGGCTTTTCCAATTTCTCTGATTTCGCTTCCGAAGCTGTCGGATTATCTTCTTTCACCGCCATGACTTCGGAAATCTTCAGCAGCGCCTTGCCGCAATCGCCCAGGGCTGCTGCCAGTTTCTGCAGTTCATCGTTTTTCATATGGATTGACTCCTTTCACATGTCTTTGCATCGATAAGAGATGGATGTTCCTAGCGATACTGCGGGTCGTGGCGCTGATAGCCATCAGTACCGCCGCCAGTTCCCGGTCCAGCTTTTGCTGCTGAGCCAGTTTCTCTGGTGTCTGTGTGCGAATCATCTGTCTGCCTCCTTCCTGAAGAGCTTCTTCGTTCGCCCTTCACCAGTAATAGGACAACCGCGTCATCGTTAAGTACCGATTTCAAAAAAAAATCCGGCCACATTTTTTGGTGACCGGGTCTTTTTCCTCTTAACGGAAGTCTTTGAGATGTTCTCTCAGGAGTGCATACAGCTTGTGCTTGCGCTTGTTCACCCCTTTCTGACTCAAGCCGACTGCCTTCCCGGTCGCCGTTTCGCTGGCACCTCCGGCAATCATCATCAAGATGATTCGGTCGATATCCTGCAGGGCCGCCAGTTCATGGCGAAGCGCTGCCAGCAGTTCTTTCTTCACGACTGCTTCCTCTAAGTTGAAGTCATCAGGCATCTCTAGCTCATAGTCATCCCGCGCCTTGTCAGCCGATACCTCGTCGCCCCCATGCCGTTGTTGACGTTTATCTTCCCGCCAAAGCGGCCGCATATATTCGCGGTACTGTTCTTCTGTAGCTGGAATCAGGATTGTATGCACTCTGCGATTACCGATTCTTGACCAGCGAATCTCGCTGTTTTTGTAGTCTTCAGTGATAATGGTTTCAGGTGTGACTTCCAGCGGAATGTAATAGTTCTTCTTTTCAACACTTGTCTTTTTTTTGCCCATTGCTTGTCTCGCTTTCGTAAATAAACGAAGCGAGACTTCGCACTAGGCCGCCCATCGTATTTGATCATTGGATGCTCCTCGCTCCGCATGATCAACCGTCCTGGTGGGTTGACACAGAAATCTAGTATCCACTTCTCGGCTCCAGGCACCTTCCCGTCGAAAGATGAACCTCGAAATGGAATTTTCAATCACAGATTGAGCCATTCAGGAGTACAACAATCGTGCCATCACATGATATAATGGTGAAAAGGCAACCATGTCGCCCCCATTGCCCGATCTGTGATTTCAGAGTATTGTTTATCAGGTTTATTGCAATGGGATATCGAGTTTATTTAGTTTATTTTTGAAAAGCAGAGGCAATCATGGAAAACACAAGCATCCCCTTCCTTTGCGGCGGTACGTTTTTTACCCAAGTTTACAGATCAAGAAAGGGTAAAAAGACAGCTAACGAGCATGCAAAAGGACAAAAAGAAAGCCTCTCTGAACCGGAATTGTTCAGGAGGCTTATTTCAATTTACCAGCTTACGGATTTCCGTCCGGAAATCAATACTCTTAAGTCCTATACCACTTTTTTTAAACGATGCCAACAGAATCAAGACAACTTCATTGGATTGGACGATTATGACAAACGTAGAAACTTTGGTGAAGATATCCAAAAAGAAAATTCTAAAGCTTTTTCTGCAATGGTGCAATTTATCCGTGATTACATTGACGAGTCGCTATACAAGCAACTCGCCCGTAATTTGCTCGGCCTAATACAGGAAGATTCCTCAATTCCAACGAATGAAAAATTTTTCATTTGGCCTAAATGGGTCGAAAAGCAGAGTCTGATAACCCGTACAGAGATAAATCTTCCTGATCTCCTTTTGGGCATTTGGCATTATATCGCCATAAATCGTTCTAATGAAAATATAAAAGGTGCCGACACCTACCACTCTTGGTATCCCGTCAACCCTAAAGAATATAAGGGACGTGTAGGAGCCGATATTAAACAGGAGCTGCAAGTTACTTGCAGCAACACATCCCATCAGTCGGCATCCGCATCTGTACTTGACGGAGAAAACAATCAAAGTTCAGAAAAGGCTTATGAAGCCGACGATTCGTCTACCACCGAAGAAAACAACTATTCAAAAACACAAATCATTCAAAATGCGACTATAGTCAACCAACATGGTGAAAAAAACATCCACATCACTCATGTCGATACGCTGATTATCTGATAGCAAAAGAGGCGGTTAAGATGTCAAACAAATTCCCAGCTAAGGGCCAAATAAAGCCAACAAATGTTTCTGTTGATGCAGTAACTGATAAAAGCATCCATCAGTATGGGAAAAAAAACACAGTCATACAGCATGCTGACACAATCAACATCAATATGCAGCCAGATAGAAACTCATCTACATTTCCTAGTACTATATTTGGTGATATAAAAATTTCCAATAACGATGCAAAATTATTGGCAGAATTTAAAAATGCTTATAAAAATATTCTGAAATACTGCATACGCATTGATCCGACAGGCGATGCTTTTGATATTCATTGTATTGAATTGATTGAACGTAACTACAATAAATGGCAGTTTGATTGGAGAGATTTCGAATCTGAAAAAATACAGGAAATCGTCTGCCACACGTTAAACAATTTCAATGAATATTTGTACTATCTCTCTGATAAATATATGCGGCTACTCCCCTCTAACCCTGATTTTTTAATCTGTAAAAATCAGTCCATTGAAGAAGGAGAAAGATTACGTGAAGAATTAAGGCCTAATTCTATTCGCATCCGCGAAGAATTACGTGACCGGTATCTCGAACTTTGGCCAGCAAAAGCGCCAACACCCAAGTAATAAAAAATTTTAATGGAGTGTGATTCTGATTGTCCAATGATTTTACTCTGAGCAAACCCACTATATCTCAGCCGACGACTTCAATTACGCCGTCCATCTCACAGCAAGGACAAAAAAACACGTTGATTCAGCATGCTGATAATGTAATCATAAATGCCACACAAAAAACAATTCCAACCATCGTGCCCAACCAGACGCTGACTCCTAATACGGATTATTACAATCTAATAGTTGACGGGATGATTGATATCGAAAATCCAGAAATCTGCTTTTCAATAGAACCATCAAGAGCACTTACAGAATATATTGATGATGACGTAAAAAAAATGTTCGCACTTCTATCAGATGATGCAATTCAGTCGCTTCAAACCTTTCCTACTATTTTTGCACATGAAAACGAAGGATATGGTTTAGCCGCTCCGGATCAGCAAGCGGGGTTCGGCTACATCCTGAAAATAAAGGTACGCCATGAAGGAATTATCATCAAACCATCCATTCTTTGGAAATTCCGTCAGCAGATATTAAACGAGAACTTGCTGAATTTTGATATATATGGGCATAAAGGCTTCTGTGAACTCAATCGGACACACTGGACTGTCAAAAAGGTCAATTTGATTTCTGAATTCCGTGAATTGGGGTTCCCGATTTAAACCTACTGATTGTTAAGCCTTCCCGGCTAAGGCTTGTTCTTTTGCTATCACAAACGAGGCGAGTTCAATGACAGAAAAGAAAATGCAAGGCGCAATAAAAGCAATTTTTCTCGACGACAATACGTTTCATGGCGTTACAATAAACCCTACGCTCATTAACTATTTCTACGGTAAAAATGGCAGCGGAAAATCCACGATTGCCCGCCTTATTCGTTCAAAATCCGGAATTACCCCGGACATCAGCAACTTTGAAGTTCTGGTCTATGATCAGGACTTCATCGCAAAAAACATTAAGGAAGATGCTGCTATGCCTGGCGTTTTCAGTTTGAACGAAGGAAATATCGAAATTCAGAATAAAGTAGCCGAATTAAATGAAGAACGCAACAAACTTGCAGTGCAGTATCAAGAAAAGAAAAATGCACTTACAGATGCAAAGGGAAAGCTTCCCGCATTAAGAATCGCATTGGAGTCATCTTGCTGGGAAACCACAGCAGATATCCGCAACCGCTTTGCAAAGGCACTTGCAGGTAAAAGAGGAAAAAAATCCGTATTCACCGATGAATTGCTCTCCATCAAGGAACCTAAGGAGCAAGATTTCAAGGTACTGAAAGCTTTATATGAAACTGCATTTGATAAAAGCGCCAAATCTTATCCTCTTTTAAAAGAAGGATGTAAGGAGTCACCTGAAGAACCTCTGGATTCGGTATTACTTTCCCAACCTATCATCAGCAGTGCCGATACTCCTTTTGCCAAATTCATACAAGCGGTAGGTGCAACGGACTGGGTCAAACAAGGTCACGAGTTATTTGCAGAAAAAACAGATGGCCATTGCCCTTATTGTCATCAGCTTCTTCCTGCTGATTTTGCAAAACAGCTTGCCGCCTGTTTCGATGAAGAATATAAGTCTGATATCGATTCACTAGAAAATTTCCAACAGTCTTACAATGATACATTTGCTCGATTATTAACCCAGTTCGAGAATAATCTAAACTGCGAGTTTCCTCGCATTGATTTCACAGTATACAAAGAACAACTTATTCACCTGAAAAAGACTGTACAAATTAACCAAGGTTTCATACAGGAGAAATTAGATGCACCTTCACGCCCTATTTACTTAGAAGATACATCTGAATTTGTTGATAGCCTAAATGCTTTAATAAAAAAATTCAATGCCGCTATCCAAGCTAACAACGACATCATTGCTTCTTTACAGGAAAAACAGGCCGAGTGTAAAAAATCAGTCTGGCAGCATATGGCTTTCTTATCTAAAAAAGAACTTGATGCTTACCGCACCAGTCTAAAAAATGTGAATGCAGAAATTTCAAAATTAACAAAAGAACAAAATGACATTACCCAAAAAGACCTTTCTTTAAAATCACAGATTGCCAAACTGAATAGTCAAGTTGTCAATGTTGATTCGACAATGGAAGCTATCAATAAGGAGCTGCTGGATTCAGGGTTTCAAGGGTTTCGGCTTCAAAAGAATAAACCCGATTCTGCCAAATATGAAATTATCCGGGACGATGGCTCCCCGGCGCATGGCTTAAGTGAAGGTGAACGCAATTTCATTGCATTTCTTTATTTTTATCACAAAGTGAAAGGGAGGGAACATGCTGACAGTGATTTTAAAGACCGCATCGTTGTCATTGATGATCCAGTTTCAAGCATGGATAGTTCGTCACTTTTTATTGTCAGTGCCATCATCCGTGAAATGATTTCCATTTGTTTTAATAACGGATCTGCTTTGAAAAAAGATGCGCCACGTTATATAAAACAAATTTTTGTTCTGACCCACAATGCCTTTTTCCATAAAGAAGTTTCATACAACAGGCTCAAATATTACCATTGCGTAAATTTTTATCTCATTCAAAAGAAACGAAATGTCTCAACAGTTAAACTGTGTGTCAAACAAGATGTCAACAGTGATACGCCTGCAATCGAAAAAAACTTTACACCAGTGCGTGATGCATACGCGGCGTTATGGAAAGAATACAAGGAAGCAACATCCTCTACTGTAATTATGCGTACAGCCAGACAAATTCTAGAATACTACTTTATCCAAATCAGCGGTTACGAAGGTCAAACTTTGGCCGACCGTATCATGAAACGAAAAGATGACTTCCTAGAAATCGCTCCAGACGGAACTGAAAACAGAGAAAAACAACATTTACTGAATGCACTTCTAAGATATATAGGAGCCGAAAATCAACGATTTAATGACGGGCTGGACTACGTGGAAGATACAGAAAGCGTTGAACAAATTCGGTATACTTTCAAGCTCATATTCGACGTAATGGAACAGTCCCAGCATTATGACATGATGATGGATCCAGCATAAAATAACGGCAGTAACGATAAAAAGCTATCGTTACTGCCGTATTCATTTCTCTCCTCCACCAGCTTTCATTACTCATAGCCAACCCCCTCTATTTTCGGGCATAAAAACAACGGCCTTTTGCCGGAATACGTTAAAACCTCGCTATATATGGACTTTTTCGCTATGCACACCGTTCCCAATATTGTATCAATCCCAAGCATCTTCGCTCATATACCTTATTGATTTCAGTTTTTCCTACTGTACCAAGCCTTGTCAGCAGTTCCGATACATCGGCAGGCGTATAGAACTCACCGCCGGATTTACCTGCATTAGAGGCATACATGGACATAAGGTATTCGTAGGCATCGCCAAAAGCATCAAAGGTGTGGTCTTTCACAGCACCGAGGTTCATTTCACCCACGCCATTTAACAGCTTGACCAGTTTCTCATTGCGCTTGGCAACCGTAGACCCCAGCTTATTGCTGTTGACGTCATAATCATCAAACAGTCCGGCAAAGTCGCTTTCTGCCTCGCTGCCTTTCGCAGATTCCTCTATATGACGGAATACGCTTTCCAGTGTCTCATTCAAATTTTCATCGTTTGCAGCCTTTGCTCTGACGTTGCAGAACAGTTCACTTGGCAATATGAAAAAGCCTTTTTCTTCCACCAGACCGTCCCGTGCTTCTTCGGCTTCGTCATCTGGCATTGTTGCAAAATCAAAATCGGTATTTCCGGCTTTGATTTCACCGTCATTGATGTAGCTGCACAGGTTCTCGGAAATATAGCGATAAAACATTGTGCCGAGGACATAGTTCTTAAAATCCCATCCGTCTACTGCACCACGCAGTTCATCCGCTATTGCCCAGATTGCACGATGGAGTTCATCACGCTCTTGTTCCTTTTTAGTATCAACCAT